ATGAGCCTCACATTCCAAGCGCCCGGTGAGGCGGTCGCCCAGACGGCGACGGAGCGCTTTGCCGAGGCGGAGAAGCACGAAGACCGGCAAGTGCGCTGGGCTGCGCAGGCGGCCATCGCGCTGGATTCCGGCGATATGTACCTGGTAGGCCTGGTGCTGTTCAAGGCCATCCAGGAGTACGGCATGGAAGCGTTTGCCGACCTCAGCGGGCAGGCCCCGGGCCGCCTGCAGCGGCTGTGGATGCCGGGCGTGTTGGTATCAGTGAACGAGGCCTCCCAACTGTTCGGCCTGCTTGGCGTGCACGTAGCGCTGGACCGCTTCTATGCCGCGCGCCTGGCAGCGAGCCAGCCGGCGGAATCGGTGCACTGAGCGTGCATCGAGCGGCCAATGGATTTTGGCCCGGTAGAAAAGAAAAAACCCCGTCATCGATTGACGGGGTTTTTGCTTGTCCGGCGTTTCCTGAAGCAAAAGGAATGTCGGACGGTAATACTGGTGGAGCCGGCGGGAATCGAACCCGCCGCATCATGGCTAGCAAGCTATTGATTCGATTATGTTTCGGCTTGCTTGCGCCAAACCTTGGGCGTCATTTGGGCGAACCATGAAAAACGGGGCCGAAGCCCCGGTGCTAACGCCATGTAGTGACTTATTCACCGCCCTAACTCGGTTCCCGGGCTGGAATCGAACCCAAGTCGGGAACCTCCCCACCGAACTTGCTGGCGACGTAGGCCCGCATGGCGGCGACGAGCGGAGCAGGTCCCCTTTCATGAACCGTTGCCGTCAGATTCCTCGCAGTCCATAACATGCCGTCGTCATCGGGTATTTCCCACCGTAGCACGCTGATCCCCTCGCGCTCGATGATTGGGCCGCCCGTGTCCCAGTTCTCGGACGGCGCCCAGCTCGCCAGTGGCGACCTTCCGTCGATCTCCCCGCCCACACCGTAATGCTCGACCACAGCATCGTCCGGTCCGGTGGACTGTAGGGTCAGATTCCTTTCGGCGCGCGCCACCCAGTAGTCCAGCAGCGCCCCTTCCAGTTCAGATACCCTCATCGTCCCTCCTCACAGTCATTGCCTCGTCGATCATGGCGCGCAGGTCCATCCCGCGCCACTCGGACTTGAACTCCTCTCCCCAATCGTTACGATCAGTTATGGTGAAGACGCCCGAATCAAGTCGACGGATATCGGCTTCCGCCGCAGCGACAGCCGCCTCCGCCCGTTCAAGGCGCTCGACCAGCGCCAGCACGACGGCTGGGTGCATGGCAGCGATCAGTTCGGCGTTCGCCGTCCGCTCCGGCTCCCGGACAAGGCAATTCTCGAACACCTCGCAGATTCGTCCGCCCGGCTCGCCTTTGTAATCTTGCGCGACGTAGAGCCGGTGGTCTTCGTGACTGCGCCGGTCCACGACCCATTCCCCGCCTGTCGCCGCGCGCGCGGCCGCCTTGATCTGTTCCAAGTCGAGTTTCATCGGTCCTCCGTACCTGTTTCTGCGAGGCCCCACGCTTCCCGCGTGCGGGCGATGATCTGTTGTGCTGCTGCTTCCATCATTCCTTCTGCAAAGACCTGATGGCGTTGATCATGTCATTCGCTTGCTCGCCAACATCTGCGGCCACCGTCCATGCGTGAAACGCTGCCGCCGTGGCTTCTTCCAGCGCCTGCTTGCGCGAGGCTTGCCATCCGATCAGCGCCGCTCCGGTTTTTTCGCATACATAGTTCTCCGGCGCCTCGAAGTCTCGCTCCAGGTCGAAACCCTCACTCTCTGCCCACTTCTCGAATTCCTCGTTCACGTTTTCTCTCCGATGGCGGGGCGACGGTTCCAAGATGCGATCAAACTAGCAATAGCGTCTTCCTCAGAAGACTCACCGTACTGAGTAATCACGGATATATCGCAATTCGTGCAATCAATCTGAGCGACGTAGCTTTCATATTCGATCTGCTCAACTTCTGGCTCATCTGGGTCGCCCCCGCAAAACGGGCACGGCTTCAATTCCTTGTTCATCCCATTCCCCATTTATCAGCGCCGAATGAGCGGCGGTTAGCTCCGCCCGTCCAGCGAAGCGCGGGCTGCGCCTCGGTCGATATGGAGAACGCGCGACACCTGTACAAGCTCGATCTCGGTTTCAGCCTCATCGACGTATTGGTAGAAGTAGTGCGTGGCATCCCGTAACGCATCGTCATGCGGTCCATCCGTTCCTGCGACGATGTTGCCGTCAACGCGCACTTCAAAGCGGGCGTCGCTCTTGTCCGCCTCGCTCGCCGCGTCTGCCGGGGTGGCGCTTCCACAATGGATGCAGCGAATCTCGCCCGTTGCCAAGTTTTTTGCGTACTTGCACGCTTCCCCGAAAACCCTCTGGCATTCGGTTTGTACAGGATCTACCGCATGAACCGGGCACGGATGCCGCAGTGAGCCGTTCCCGGACGGGCAGGTGCATTCGGGCGGGGTGGCGGATTGCTGGCCTGCCAACGCTTCGTCAATGATCCTGAATACGCGCGGCAATCCCCGCTCGGTTAGCCCGTTGTCCATCAGCGCCTGTCGCGCCATCAGCAACGCTTGCTGCAACTCTTCCACGTCCGCCTGCGCAGCGGGTGCCGGGGTGGCGGATTGCTGGCGAGATTCGAGCACTGCCGCAAGGGCATCTTCGACCTTACCGAGCGTCAGAAACGTTTCGTCGTCAAGGCGGGATTTGTGGGTGCGCAAGCAAATTGTCAGATACCCGGCATGCTTAAACAGCGCAGCCATTGGCCCCGCCTGCTCATCCGCCTGCGCAGCGGGTGCCGGGACTGGTGCGGCGGGCGCGGCGAGTAGCTCGATTGCACGGTCAATGCGGTTCTGTTGCGCGCGCACGTCCACGTCACGGCTTCCGACAGCGCCGAATTCCGGGTGGATAGCGCGCAACAACTCGATAAGTTCAACCGCCACCCCCTCCCCATTGCGGGCATCCGCAGAATGGGCGGCGAGCATTCGTTGTGCTTCCTTGAAGCCATCACGGTATGCGTGCTGTTTGATTGTGTCGATTTCGTCAATCGTCAGCATTTGTCCCGCTTGGCGTGCATTGTGGTCGGTCATGATTGGTCCTTTGCTTTTGCGAGAACGGCGCGGGCGAAAGCAACGATAACCTCCGGCTCCAAGCCTGCCCCGTATGGCGCAACTTCGCTCCATGCTGCGTATGCGTCGTCATCGCTCAACTCCACCCCCTTCGCAGCGCCCAACGCTTCCGTCCAGATTGGCACCATGCCGAAACCTTCTCGGAACTTAGCCTCGACGCGGCAGAGATGCGCGCCCTTCAATGCGTGCACAAGATGATCGCCTTGGATATACGCCACTGGCTGTGCAGCGCCCAACGCTTCCGGGGCGATGACATAGGCCACTTCATTGTTGTAAGCCCCAACGAAAAGTTGTAGCCATCGTTCAGGCATCCATTGGCCGTACGCATCATTAGCCTTTGCAGCGGCAGCGCTAATACGGTTCCAGTCTCCCAGCGCTTCCGGGGCGGCTCCGCTCCGAATCTCGAATTCACCGGGCGCAAGGCTCGGATCAGTTACCACCGGCATCCCGTACAGATTCAACGCTTCCGGGGCGGCCATCTTCACGAGCACGTCAGGAAAGCCGCTGTCTTCGTCTTCCACCCACGCGAATCCTTGCTTGCGAACGTTCTCCAAAGCTTCCGCGAGATTCGATCCTGCGAACGCCTCTCGCCGCACGTAGCCTGCCGGACCCGCGACCATGATCTGCCACAGCAACGCTTCTGGGGCGGGGCGGGCGTAGAGCCGCTCCCCGATCAGTTCAGCCCAGTGCGTGTGCCAAACAAGAAGTGGGCCGTATTCGTCCGCGCCGATAACCTTCGCTACAGGAAAACCAGCGCTGCAATCACCAGAATTGCCGGCAGCAGAGTCGCTGGGTACGGGTGCTTGTCCAGCCATTGCAACCACTTCGGATCGTACTTGCTCATGTGTCAACGCCTCGCGCGCCTCGATGTCTCGCTGGTCCTGCGGTTTCGTGGTCATGTTCTTGTTCATGTCTCTCTCATTCTGTTCAGGGGCGGGCAAGCTGCACCCGGCCGAATCTCGTCCACGGGCAGCCGGCGACGGTGTGGTCGCCGCTTCCGCAGTAGCAACAGAGGGCGGCTTTCATCGCACGGTCCCAAGCAACGGCACGCCAACTACCAGCACGAAGGCCATCAGCGCCCAGATCATCACGAAGTCATCCATGTCCAGCCTCCAGGTAGTTGCGGGTAACTAGGCGGCCGGTGCCGGCTCGACCTTGGTGAAGGGGAATTTCTCGATGGCCGGCTTGATGAACTTGCCGAAGTGGGCGCCAATGGACTCGGCCGACTTGAACGCCTCGAACTCGGCGGTCGGGAAGTTGGCGTAGTGGTAAAGGCTGCCGGCGCCGGCTTTGCTCTTGAAGCGGATAGCCAGGGTGCTGCTTTCGGCGTCGTGGCCGATGCTGTGGATCTGCGACGAGTCGACTTCCTGCATGGTGATTTGCGGCATGGTGGTCCTCCAGATGTTTAGGCGCCGAAGTACATGGCCGCGACGTTCAGAGCGGCGAGCACGACGATGATTGCGAGGGTCGCCAGCTTCAGGCGACGGATGTTGCGCTTGATGCGCAGGTAGGTCGGATCGTCGGCGTGGATCACGATTGCTTCTCCCGGGCTGCGAGCATGGCGTCTGCCAGCTTGTACGCGTGCTTGGCCATGTCGTCGCAATGCTTGTCGATGCGGAACGGCTCGCACATCTCTCCGACGCGCGGATTGGCTTCCATCGAGAAGAGGCCCACTAGTGCCTTCGCCGCGAAGTAGTCGCGTAGGGACATGCCCTGCGATGCCAGAAGGTGCCGATATGGCGGGATCTGATCGTGAAGCTCGTCAGCGGGAAATGCCGGCCCGCCGTCGGTGATTTGCGAGGTCATTGCGCTTGCTCCATCGCCTCGACGAGCAGCTTCGCCCAGCACTCCGCGCGGAGCTGACGTTCGTCGCCGTTGTAGGGAAACCGGTGGGGACCGACCTGCAGGGTCGTGTCGGTGATCTCGATCTCGCCGGCTTCTTCGTCGTGGATGAAGTCGACGCGGAGGAATCCCTCGAGCTTTGCGCCGTGCGGGCCGGCAAAATCGGCGTCCAGGGTGACGCGGTGGCCGGTGCCGATCACGATTGCGCTCCGGTGGCTTTTTCGCGGACGAAGGATTCAGCGATGGCGATGAACTTGCGCGGCTCCCACTTGACCAGTTGGTCAAACTTGGCCGCTATTGCCTTCGCGCCAAACTTGGCGCCGTAGGCAGCGATCAGCGCGGCGCCGTGCTCACCGAGCATGGCTTTTGCCTTTGCCTTGTCGGCCCGGTTTTGAGCGGCGGCTGCCATGCGCGCGGCGGAGGCATCCTTTGCCTGCTTCGCCTTGTAGGCGTCCAGCTCGCGGTCGATGTTCTTGGTGCGGCCGGGAATGTTCAGAATGCCGTGGTCGAGAGAGATCACGATTGCTCCTTGGCGCGGGTGAGGACAGTGCGGGCGGCGTACATCTCCGGGTCGAGATACTTCGGCCATGCCGCGCCGGCTTTGCTCGGCCCGAAGTAGCGATCAATGGCGTCATGCAATCCCTGCAGCGCCTCCACAAGTTCCGGCAGCAGGTTTTCGTGTGCGGCCTGTCTTGCAGCTGCTTGGTCCGTTTTCATCTCTGCCTCCGCTTGTGCGCATACGTTATCAGCATGCACACATGTTAGCACATGGGTTAGCATGCGCAAGGGGTATTAGCACCCCTCGAATGGATTACTTAGCGGCGGTCGAGAATTCGTCCCAAGCGTTCTTCAGCGTGTAGCCGGTCCGGGCGTCGTGCTCGGGAATCCAGCGGCCGTAGTGCTTGATGATCATTTCGGTGTCGACGTGGCCCATCTGCTGGGCGACCCAAAGCGGGTTTTCACCCCTCGACAGCAGCATTGAGGCGAAGGTGTGGCGCGTCTGATACGGGTTCCGGTACCGGACCTCGGCTTTTTGCAGTATGTGGGTCCAGCAGTTGACGCGGATCTGCTTGTCGCTCGTCCACGGCTTCCGCGTCCACGGGCAGGTGAAAACCCTGCCGTGAGAGGCGAGGGCAGACCATTGGCGCTGCGCCTGAAGCGCGGCCCGCGCGTTTGGCAGCATCATGACATCGCGCGTGCCAGCGTCCGTCTTGGTTGTCTTTTCGGTGCGAACCACCACAGCCTGGCGCACACGTATTAGCCCTGCGTCAAAGTCGACGTCCGACCAGCGCAGGCCGATGAGCTCTGATGTGCGCAATCCGGACCAGAAGGCGAACTGGAACAGGTTGCGCGCCGGCCCCTCGCAAGCGGCAAGGATGGCTGTGATCTCGTCCAGCGTGAAGGGGTCCACCTCGTAAGTGGACTTCCTCTTGGTCTTGGTCAGGATCTTGTTGAGTGCCAGGCGGTCGAGCGGGTTGGCCTCGATCAACCCGTCGTTCAACGCGTCCTGAAAGATGCTGTGCAAAGGGCTGATGATGTTGCGCGCCGTCTTGGCAGTGCAATCCATGGCGCCGATCCAGGTGCGCAGTGCGGCGGGGGTGACCTCGTCCACGGCCAGGCGTCCCCATTTCACCTTCAGGTTGTTTTCGACGATCTTCCGGTAGCCGTGCAACGTGCTGGGCGACATCGCGCCGCGCTCGACGGCCGCGCGAGCCTCCTTCATGAAGTCGTCCAGGGCATCGAGGACCATCCGCTTGGCAGCGGTCTTGGCCAGCGCCTTAGCATGCTTGCTGTCCGGGAAGTACTCGGCGTAGTCAAAGTCGCCGCGCGCGATGGCATTCAGGATCTCGCCCCGTAGCCGGGAGGCGTACTTAAGGTTGGCCGGCGTAGCCTCAAGCTTCAGGGATTCGCGGCGCTCGATGCCCTTGTACTGGAAGCGGACGCGGATCGTCGAGCCGGTCGCGCCGTCCCGGATTTCGATGCCTTCATATTTGGCGAGCTGTTTGCCACCCATTCGTCTACCGCCTCTGTATTGATCCACACCCGGTTATCACCGGCAGTCTTCCACTCCCGGCCCTCGGCCCAAATGCCGTTTCGGCGCTTGTGCATGACGCTGTCCCGCGTCTCCCCCGAGAGTTCGAGGTACTTCTCCAATCGGACCCAGTTCATGCCGAGGGTCTCCCAATCCACGCCGCCGCTGGGTCGGGGTGAGGAACCCACGATTCTGCCCATTTTGCGTGGGCAACTTGGACTTCCTTCTTCGCTATTTCGAGGCAGTCAGGTGCGCAGCGCTTCCCTCGCGGGATTGCTTGAGGTTTTGGAACATCGGGGTGATCTCCAAATCCGTAGGCCGGGTGTCCAAAGCTCCAAGCGATAACGTGAATCTTCTTCTCGCCTTTCAAGTTGTCAATGATGCTCTTCGTCCCAGTTCGGCCAGCGCTGATGGCGGCCGCCAGCTTTTCGCGTGTAAGCCCCTCGCGTCCCGCAGCCTCGATTGCTTTCAAGGCGCGCTTTCGCAGGCGCGCAAATTCCTTCCCGACTGCTGCGGCGCGTCGAGTTCGCGGATTGCCTTCGACCGTCATCCCAAGACACGATCGTCTCCTCTTGGTCATGTGCTATTCCTCCAACTGCATGGCGTCGGCAACAGCCGACTTGATGGCCAGCCGTACCGCTGTCCCGCCTTGGCGCGCGCCCATCTCGTAGCACCGGTCATGGGGCAGTCCGTTGCACTCGTGCGGCATCACCGCTATGTGCGCCGGTGTGTCCAGGGCATCTAGGACCCGCGTCCGCTCCATCTGGTGAGCCATCCCCATGGCGTTGATCAGCTCGGCCAGCTGGCCCGTCATCTGCGAAAGCGTCGCGGCGATGTCCGCTCGCACGTATTCGACTCCGTCAGGGACAGGGCTCAGGCTGACGCCGGCTCCTCCGACGAAGATCCTCTCGGCCGCAGGGTTGTCGTCCACCGGCGTGGCGTCGATCGCCACGTTCAGGCAGTGGGCGATGTAGCGCGCGGCCGCAATCTTCTTCTCTGGCGTTGCAAACTCACCAGACACCGAAAGCCGGACGTCCGGCAGCAGTCGGGCGTGCACGACATCGCCGTGCTCGTCCGCCAGCCAGTGACCGGTTGCCAGGCTTTCCATGATCAGTGGCCGCAGGCCGGCGTTTCGCCTTCGGGCACCTCGACGCCGCAGCCAATGCAGCGCTTGGCCGGAGCGGCGGTGTCTTCGTCCGCAAGCGACAAATCCGGGGTAATCCAGTCGGTCAGGTCGACGTTGTGTTCCATTAAGTCCTCTCGGTGTTCGATGTGCAAACAGCACATGAGTTAGCCAATGTGGCGAAAAATAAAGGCCGCAGTAAGCGCTGCCAGCACCAGCCCGTACAGGCCGCCGGCCAGGAGCGCTCTGACGTCTGCCGCGCTCACAGGTAACCCCTCCACTCCATCCACCTGTCTTCTCGAACGGCATCCGCATGGTCACAGCGATAGCCTTCCTCCCGGTCTCGCCAAGCCTGCAGGGCGGCGTCGGCCAAGCTGTCTTGGTCCAAGTCGTCGACCGCAACGGGCTCGTCCGCGTCCGCCTGCTTAACGATCTCGGCATTCGTCACCGAGAAGCATTCCGGCTCAGGCGGGGAGGCGTTGCCGTAGTAGCCGGCATAGTGGTACCCGGTGACTGCGACGGTATGGCCGTCGAACGGGAAGGTGAGTCGAGTGAGGTTCATGCCTGGCTCCTAGAGCGGCAATTTGATCTGACCGCGTTGGGCCAGCATCACGAGCGTTTGCAGGTGCGTCTCGATGGCGGCGAGTCGCGCGGCGATGTAACCCTCAAGCGTTTCCGGCTCTTCCTCGATCGCAGGTTGTGAGACGGAAATCGGCTCGTGTGTCGGCGCTAACACGCGTACCGGCGCACGCTCGTCCAGCCAGGCACGCGGCACGTAGTAGACGGGCTGCTCGCCGCTGCCGGCGATGTTCTCCAGAGGGATATCGTTCGCCATGCAGAGTTGGATCTCCATCGCCTTGTCGTGCGGCGAGCGGAGGTTCAGGCGCGCAAGCGCTTCGCTCGGCGGGACATGGGTTTCCCCGCCTCGGCGCGCGATAACTCGGGGGCCGTTGCTCGGGCCTTTGCGCCATACCATGACCGCCACCCGTCGCCGGCCGGTCGCGCCGTCGTACGTCTTTTCACCGGGGGCGTGGACGATCCCCGATGTCTCCAGGTGGCGTAGTGCGTTGGTGATCATGGCGGGCCTGTGCTCCGGCATCAGCGTTGCAAGCATCCGCACGTGGAATTCCTCCGGGATCTCGTCAAAGTGATCACGCATGAGGCTCCGCGCGCATTCGATGTACTGCGGCGTTCTTCTTTCCATGGGCTCTCTCGGTCGATGGACGTGGATCAGGCTGCGGCCGGCAGGCTCAGGTCACGCAGCCATTCAATGACGACGTGCTGCGGTGCCCCGTAGTGGATAGCCAGGGTCTCGATGATTTCGGCATCGGTCGGTCGCTGGCGCTTCGTGCGAACCCCCTTGAGGGGGCTGACGGTCGCCGCTGGCGCTACCGGAGACGGAGTGGGGGATGGCGCCGCCACGGTCTCCATTACACGATCGGACTTGGGCGGTTTCGTTAGAACGCGCAGTTTTGCGCCCTGCAGTTTTCCATTCATCTCCTCTCGAGCGGATACGATTGCAGCGGTCACGCGCTGGCGAGGATCGTTTTCCCAGTCAGCCGCGAGAGTCTCGAAGGCTCGGATCGCCTTATCGATGTATGGCACGGTGTCTGCTTCGATGCGACGGGCGGCCTTCCAGAGGCTAGCTATTAGCGCATCCTCTTCGTCCAGCGCTTTTCGCTGCTCGCGCTCCAGGCGCTCAGCTTCTTCGCGGCGGATGCGTTCGCGCTCGGCTTCCAGCCGCGCTTCCTCGTCGCGCTTGTGCCTGTCGATGCGCGATGTCACGGTCAGCTTGAAGTCGTCGATCGGCTTCGCGATGAGTTGCTGCAGGTCCGCCAGCAGCGCACGGTACTCCGCAGCGTTGGCGTTCAGCCAGTCAATCTTCGTACGGATGTCGGCGGCCTGCTGGTCGGCTGCGATCTTCCCGTTTGCCAGCGCGGTATCCAACTTGTCCTGGATGCTCGCGAGCGTCTTAAGCCCCTTGATCGCGCCCGTGAAATCCGGAACTTCTACCTTGAACACCACGCTGCGGATTTCGCGCTGCAGTTCTGCGACATGGTCTTGGAAGGACTTGATGGTCGCCATGACCCGCTCTGCGCGGCGGCGCTCCTTCTCGCTAGCCAGTAGCTTTTCGGCCATCAGCCGGTTGTCGCGCACGAGCTTGGCCAACATATCCTTCTGCCGCTTCGCCTCGTCCACGCTCTGGATCTGGGCCAGCATCATGGCTTCAGCCGCGTTGAGCGTTTCCTCGGCCTTCTTCATTGCCTTGATCTGAAGATCGAGGTCAGCGAAGTCCTGATCGGTCTGCGGCTCCCGGATCAGCTTGTTTTCGAGGAACTCGCGCAGTGCTACTTCGAAGACCTTGAAGTTTTCACGCACGTCGATCTTGCCGCTGATCTGCACGGAAACTACCGGCAGCGCCTGCACTGCCTCGGCGACGACAGTCGGTTTCGCTTCGGGAAGCTCGAATACGGCGAGATCCTTGGTGAACTGCTTCCAGCCTGCCACCAGCGCGTCGAAGTGCTCCCGGCTCGGTTCGTACCAGCACCAGGCCATGTTCTCGCGGGTGCCGTCGGACGTCATGAAGAGGCATTTCTTCGCGCCGGAGACAAGCAACTGCTGATCCATCTGGATCGTGTAGTGCGGATCAAGCGTGCCGGCGCTGACAGCGGCCGCCAATTCGGCGTTGTAGAGCTTGTGCTCCCAGATGGTTTCTTCGTCCATCGTGACGCCGTCCAGGCTGGCCAGCAGGCGGAGACCGTCCACCTCATCCGTCGCAGTGACGGGATACAGATCCGAGCCGACGATCTCCTCGGCGATCAACCGCGCCGCTGCCTCGGCCGCATGACCTTGGTCAAACAGCCCCTGCGTGAAGGCGTCGACTTCTTTCTCGGTGCCAGTGTGCTTCTGCAGCAGCAGGTCGCTGCGGCTCGTGTACTTCGATTTGCCGAGCGCAATAGGCGCTTCGGATGCAGTCAGGTAGTTCCTGCGCAGGGCCAGCCATTCGGGCGAGCCTTGGACAACGTTCATGATGTTCATGTTTGTCTTTCGGTAGTGAATGGCTGGGTTAGTCGTTTTCGTGCGACCAAGCGTCGATCTTCAGCTTCTGCTCCTCGGTCAGCTTCTCCTTGCTCTCGATCATTGCGATCAGGTCGTCAACCGTCTTCTTCTTGTCGAGGATCAGCTTCCGCCATTCCGGCGTCTTGGCCGTGAAACGCTCGTCAGAGCACACCGGAATCGGCTTTGCCTCAGGCTTTTGGCCGTCGCCCGACCCGCCGGACTGCTCGGCCCTGTTCTCCATCACGGACTTCCAGGTGGCTTCGCCGTCCCTGATGGCGCCATAGGTGCCGCGGAGATCGACTAGCTCAGTGGGAGAGCAGTTGTCCAGTGAGTGGCCCAGGTAAGAGACGAGATCCGAAGCCTTCACGCCGATCTCGGCAAAGGCGTCGGCAATGCGCTTACGTTCGGCATCAGGGTCCTTCGCGGCCTCGTCCATGCGGATATCCTTGATGATCCGCTCGGCTTCGTCCTGCATGTCGCCGGGAATGATCCGCAGGCCCAGCGTCCGAATCGCCTTGGAGATCAGCGCTGCGCGCTTGTTCAGCAGGTCGTCGTCGTTGGCAGGAACGGTGTAGACCTTTTTCCCGTAACTGTTACTGCGCACGGAAATAAAGCTGCCATCGTCCATCGGCTTGGACCGCTCGACCGTTTTGGACACGCGCACGTCGAGCGGGTAGGTCAGATTGGACTCCAGGTCGGTCACCGACACACGGTGAACCTCCTTGGTGTCGTCCTCGAAAATCATGGTCGTCTCGACCAGAACGTTCGTCATGCAGCGGAGCGCCACCTCGACGAATCGGATGCCCAGCCCCTCAACCCCTTGCCCGATCGGCTTGCGGTAGTAGGCGCTCTTGTTGTTCGCAAACGTCGGGCGCCGGCACTCGCGGACGATGTCCTGCCGGACCTGATCCCAGTTGCGCGGCCGCTGCATGGCCATGACGTAGCGGGCTTCGACCATGGCCTTAGCCTGGGCGGCCACGGCCGTCGAGGCAGTCTCGACAAGAGCGTGGGTGGTGTGTTGGGCCCCGAATTCGTTTCGGGTGGCCAGGGCGGTGCCGGTCATTTCTCTCCTCGCTAGGTATGCGTGCTAACGCGTATGCATACACATTAGCAAAAGAGTAATGAGTGTGCAAGCATGGCGAGTTGTTTTTTGGCGGAGGGTCCGTAAAATCGCCAAAAACATCAGGGGTAGGGGATATGGGGTTACTGCGGAATACCTCGCTCACGGGCGGGGCGATGGTGTTGTGCCTGTGCTTGGCGGCGTGTGACGCCGGAAAAACGCCGGCCCGGAATCCGGAAGCCGAAAAGCGGGATGCAGCGCGAGCTGCCGCAGAGGAGGCTAGTTGCCGGAAGGATGCGAATTGCCTCGCCGCCCGCTTGCTCGAAAAGGTGTCCGGCCCGTGCTCTCACGAGATCGAACGTCACTCGAAGTTCAGCTTTCGCTGGAAGGACGGTCCCGGCGAGCCGAGGTTCGTGAAGGCAGCTTGGGAGGATGAGGCGGCCGGCCAGCTAGCCTTTATCGGCGACCGTATCCAGTTTCAGAACGGGTTCGGCGCACACCAGGACATGAAGTACATCTGCTCGTACGATACCAAAAATGACCGCGTAATCAGTGCGCGGGTGTATGAAGGCCGACTCTAAACCAATCTCATATATGACTCACGGACACGTCGCGCCATCGACGGATGCACAGCGCTTTTCTTGCCCACATTGCCGTGCTTTTGCGCATCAGCATTGGATGCAAACGTTAGCGTTTGCTGGTTCAGGGGGCCGACCATTCGTAGGCAGTGAGACAGGACCAATTCGACTCGGCGCCGATATTTCCCGGCACGGGCCCGGCCTCCCACGTTTGGCCGTATCAGTGTGCAGTTCCTGCGGAACGGTGGCGTTGTGGCATGGGCCAGCGCTGATCTATCCATCCGCAACTTCTGCCCCTCCGCCGAACCCCGATCTGCCAGAAGCCTGCAAACAGGACTATGAGGAGGCCGCAGCGATCATGGACAAGTCGCCCCGCGGAGCGGCAGCGCTCCTTCGACTTGCTATTCAGAAGCTTTGCCTGCATCTCGGCGGGAAGGGGGAGAACATTAACGAGGACATCAAGCTCCTGGTTAAGGAGAAGGGCCTACCTGAGCCAGCGCGGCATGCGCTTGATGCTATACGGGTGGTGGGGAACAACGCGGTGCATCCCGGCGAGATGAATGTCGACGACACTCCGGACGTAGTTGCTAAGTTGTTCGCCGCCCTAAATTTCGTCGTCCAGACAACAATCACGGTTCCGAAAGAGATGGAAGCGTTGTATGGCGTCATTCCTGCTGGCGCCCAAGCTGCGGCAGACAAGCGTGACGGGCGGGAAAACTAATGCTCAGGAACCTGGCGCTGGTTGTCCTCCTCGCGGCAGTACTCTATCTCTGTCACGTTGTCGCCCGCGTTGAAAACGAGAGGTACGCACTTGTACTCGGCCTGTGCAAGCCTAATGCGGTGGGCATCATCGAAGTTGAGTGTCTGAAGGCGGCTGAGACTAGGACCAGCTCATTCTGGCACGTCTTCTACGCGATTTCGGGGTCATAGTGGACGCAAATACGCAAGCGATCGCAACTGAGATTGCCTCGCAGGTCAATGCAGGTAGATGGTTCTACCTGACAATGTTTCTCGTGCTTTCCATTCTCGGCTCGTTTCTCGGCGCCTACGCGAAAAAGAAGGGAGAGAACAAGGCGATGCGCGAGGAATTTCAGGAAGTGAAGGACCAACTCGCGACCAACACCCGTGTAACCGAAGAAATCAAGGCGGAGATTGGTCACGCCGAATGGAAGGCACGGGAGGTGAATGCCCTCCTACGTGCGAAACTTGAAGAGTTTGCGCAGTGCATCGCTTCGTCGGACCAAGGTTTCTCAACCCACGTACGTAAATCTTGTGGAGGCGAGTATGTTGCCGTGGACATTCCGGAACTAGACAGACTGAGGGCGCTCGCCGCTTTGTACTTCCCTGAGTTTCTTCCAATAGTGGGGCTTTACACCGCTGATGCGAATGGAACGATGATATGGGCAATGGAGCGTGCTATCGCCGTGTCCGCTGCGAAGCAAGGCAAGGATGTGGATAAGCATGCGGCTGAGATGCGGCTCAATATCGAAGAATACAAAACCAAGATACCCGAACATCAGCGATTGAGAGACAAATTAGAAGAAATGGCTGCAGAGCGGATGAAGTCGCTACTCGAGTGAGTGAGCGCGAGTTCCATCCTCACTGGGAGATCATCATGGAGACGATCGCCGTGGTGCTGATCTCGACGATGAAGAGTTTCATGGTGCTCCTCCGGGAAAACCATCGTGCTGTACGCCGTCGAGCAGGCGGCCTGCGGCTTTCTTGCCAACCCGGTCCATCGCCGCGATCGGGAAGGGCTGTGTCGCGCTGTAGTGTACGAAGGTGTAGCCGCGCGTGGAGGATTCGACCTCTGCCATAGTGCGATCATTCGGCGCGTGCTCGCCCCACTGTTTGAACAGAAACGGCACGCCCGCCGCCGCGCACTGATCGCGCAGGCCGGCGGCCCAGTCCGGATGCATCGGGCGGGCGCCCGGGCCGCTCTCGCCGCCGACGATGATCCAGTCGAGCGCGAAGTCCTCGCGCACGAATCCATCGCACCCGTCTGGACCCTCGCGCTTCTGGGCCACCCCGCCGTAGTTGGGGCAACGCGTGAAACCGTGCCCCTTGCCGCATGCTGCGCAACGGCCGGGGTGCTTGCCTGCCATGAGGTATTGGCGGATCGTGACCGGGCCGAGCAGCGGTTCCATCGACAGGAAGCGCACGCGCGCGGGCGCGGCCAGCAGCTTCGGGATGTCGCGGTCGGCCTCGGCCTGGTTGACGACCGTGGCGCCGATCCAGACGTTCGGCAAGTAGTTATCCGCCCATCCTTCGCGCTGGTGCGTGATCGCGCGCATGGCCTGCTCCAGCATCTCCGCCGCATTGCCGATCCGCTTGGTCAGCAGTAGCCAGTCGAGGTTCGGCGTCTCCGTGATCAGCCTGAGCAGGTTAAAGCGCCATTGCGCGCTGACCGCGTTGTCGAAGACGTCCGCCAGCGAGGCGCAGAACACGCGCTGCCTCCGGCCGTGCTCGGCGAAAAACTTGTCGTGCGCGGCATTCCACGCCAGCGGCTTGCGCCAGTTGGCTTCGCTCGTCCGCCGGCGCGGTGCGCCCGGGCCCCAATTGATGGCTTGGCCGCCACTGAATCGTGCGTTTCGCGCCTCGGCGTAGCAGTGGTCACAGCCGGGCCCGACCTTCTGGCATCCCTCCCAGGGATTGAACGTGTGGTCGGTCCACTCGATTTTGCTGTTCTCGCTCATGCTGCCTCCTTCGCGGGTTCCTTGGCAGCGTCGTACTGGCGAATCGCCCAAGCGATTGCGTAACAACACCAAGTGAAGTGGAACGTGTACTCCGTGAAGTCGTGCTCCCAGATGTCTTCGAAGGCGTACGTGTGGCGGCCGTGGCGGTATCCGTGTCGGTGTTGGCCGATCGGATTGGTTGACCATAAGAAGTCGTTGGCATGTTGGTAAGCGGCATGCTCCCCGTCTTCGACGTAGCGCAGCACTTCGTCTTCAACGGCCTCCCACAGCGCGCGACGCTGTTCCTTGTCGAGCACGTCCCGGTACTCGCGGATCCAGCGCAGCCGGTACTCGTTGATGACCTGGCGGAATTTTTCCGGACTGAACTCCGTGGCGCCGGCCTGACGCCGATTGCCATCGACCGCCACCAGCTTCTCGGACCAGTAGCCGCGGTTGATATAGAGCTTGCTCGGGTCTTTCCCGTGGAGCCGGTCGGTGCGGAAGAACTCGAACATGTCCCTCAGGCGCGAAAACACGTAGCAGCCCATATCACCGGAGTACACCAGATGCCCCGGGTAGGTGATCAGGTCGAAGTGCATACAGGATGAGTCGGGCCTCCGAAAGCGAATGTGGCGGTACACGCCGTCCTCGTGGAGAACTGTCATCGCGTGGTTTGCGACATCTCGCTCGAATCTATCTTGTGTGCAGGTCATGGCTGATCCTGGGATGGAATAGAAAGGCGGCGCCCACCGGGGGATCAACGGGCGCCGCAAGGGGTGTCCGTGGTTCCTTCACTTCGCTCCGAAGTTCAAGCCTTCGAGGAGGAGGAAGGTGTTGTATGCCTTGATGGGGTACTTGTCCTTGTCGGGGTGAATGCAATCGGTCATCAGCGATTGCCAGTTCGGCATGGCGAGGATCAGGTCGAACTGCTTGACGATGGGGACGCCTTTCTCCTGCGCGATGCCATCCAGTTCGCGAACGTATTGGACGAGGTTCATGCGCGGCGGTGCGCAGGTCGGATTTGGCTGTTGAAGCACGACGAGCTTTCCAGCCTGGCGCGCGATATCGACAAGCTGGCGCATGTAGATGCCGTAGTCCTGCAGCGACGTGGTGATGACATCGTTCATGCCGAAGTTGATAGTCACGATGTCGGCCCGGCTGTTTGCCATCGTCTGCACCCACGGCAGATGCTTGCCATCCGTGCCATTGAGCAGATTGACCGCGCTCATCCCGTTGACGCCTTCATTGACCACGGTGACGTTCTTCGGCACGAGCGCCTGGAGCGAGTAGGGTTCGCCCTTGCCTTCGAAGTCCCATCCGACCGTGGTGCTGTCCCCGTACATCTCGATGCGCACGGGCTTTGCTGCGGGCGCCGGCTGTTCGGCAGGGGTTGCGGGTGCGGGGCTTTCGCCGCCACCGCCGCCGCACGCGGCCAGCGCAAAGGCCAGAACTGCGATGAAGCGTTTCATGTTCGTCTCTCCGGGAGAACGCCCGCCGTAGCGGGCGGGGTTCAGTGCGTGACGCGCTCGGCGACTAGTTCGCGGGCGTCGGAACGACCGTGGCGCCGATCTTCGGCGGCGGCCCTGACCACGAAGTCGATGTTGTCGGCTACGACCTTGTCGCGGAACTGAGCCAGCCGCCCGGAGATGGCGAGATTGACCTCGCGGAGATGTTCGACCAGCGGGACGCCGGCCTTGGCGCGGGCGCTGAACAATTCGACCAGATCACCCAGCACCTCCAGCGCTGTGTCGCCGTCGACGTATTCGCCGACAGCGCCGGCGCGCAGGTTGCTTTCGATCTCTTCCTCTGCTTGGTAGCGGTCCATGGCCTATCTCCGTAGCGGGCGGGTTGTGGGTTAGGCGTAGCCCTTGGTTGCGGGGTCGATAGCGGGCACGTCCTGCTTTACCAAATGGTCGAAGTCCGCAACGGTTTCTTCCCACGTATCGGCATCTGCGAATACGTGTTCCGTTTCGCCGCGCCAGTTGTCGCGCGTGCCGACATAGCGAACAAGCGCGCCGTATTCCATTTCTTCGGTGTCGGCCGGGATGTCGAAGGCGCAGCAATACATGGCGCCGACTACCAGCGGGTTGCCTTGTGTGTCGTTCATTTCGTTTCCCCTTGCGTGTTGCGTTGTCAGGCAGCCATCAGTTCAGCGGCCAGCTTGGCGGCGGCAATGGCGCCAGCGGCTTGGGTAGCGGCGCGCGCTTCGGCGGCAGCTTGGTGGCGCTTTCCCTCGGCGACCATTCCGCGCGCTTCGGCGGCGGTGATCTTGCTGATGCCGTTGTGGGGGATGAACGAGTAGAACTGCTCGCCACGCAGGAGCACGTAGGCATCCGGAGCGAAGTCGCCGGGAGTGGCGACGGCGGCGATCACCGTCAGGCCGGACAGGAAGCCAACCTTCACTTGGTGGCCGACTTCCCATGCTTGCTTGGTCTTCTTGATCATTTCCTGCTCCCTGTTTGCTAACGTATGTGCATACTGTAGCAAACAGCTAATGCATGTGCAAGAAGATTAGCAAAAACGCTACGATGGAATCAGGCCGGCGCGCGCGAAGTGGGTGTCGAGGTGCTCGTAGAACTGGGCCCGGATGCCGTCCATGGCGCCGGCCACGGCCGTTTCGTACCGCTGCACGGTCCGCTTGTGGACGCCGGATTTCGTTGCGATCAGCTCGTGGGTAGGGCGATTCTTCCGGCCGAGGTCCGTGTAGCGGCGAATCAGCATCTGGCGCATCCGGCTGTTGACCAGCTTGGTTTCCCGGGCGACGAAGTCGTCGAGGGCGGCTAATCCGTTAGCACGCTCATCCGACCACGAGAAGACCGTCCAGCCGTAGGCGCGGGCGAGGGGAGGGAGGTGGTTGACATGATTGCGGATCATCGCCGCCTGGGCGTGCTGGTCGTGCGGCGAGAGGGCGCCGTCGGCGCTCTTGTTGGTTGCGCTGGCGCCGGCCATGGCTCGCTGGGCGTCGGAAACCTTGCAGACCGACATTTCTGCCATGGCATAGGCATAACGGAGCACTGCGTCGGTGTCGCGGAAAACCCTCATTCATTCCTCCCGGTGTGTTTTTGTGGTGCTGCTCAGATCAGCCGTTTCCGGGCTAGGATCACCAGCGACCGGATATGACCCATCATCCAGTCCAGATCGACCTGTTCCTTCGTCATCCCTTCAGGCCGTGGGCGCTGGCCGTCGTACACGGCATCGCATGCTGTGCACGCGTATGCGCCGCATACATCGGACGCTTTAATGCTCATGCCTTTGCCGCCGGCTAGTCCCCGGAAGTGCGACCAGATGGTGTACTGCGGCTCGAAGAGGCAAATGCCCTGAATCCGGACTTGGCAGTCCTCGCCCCGCGCTGATTCACGGATCTTGCTCATCAGCCGATCACCTTGATGCTCACTTCTTCCTCCAGTCGAGAATCGAACTGCCTAAGATCGCGACAGCAGACATAACGATGGCGACCTCGGTGCTAATGTGAGGGGCGCAAAGAACGATACCGGCGAGGAGTATCTTCTCGCTCGTCTTCACCGTTCGAACTCCCCTAGGATGGACTCGACCATGGCCTCGGCGCCGGCCGCGCTCATCTGGGGCCAGAGAAACCGGTAGGCGTGAGGCTCGCGGAGGAACGCGATGACGCTGCGGTGATGCTCGGCAAACTCTGCGTCGTCGAGCGACTCAAAGTCGATGGATTTTGGGATCGCCACGAGGTCGCCGTCGGCGCCCGGGACGTAGTCGGCGTGGCCGGCGCCCACCTCCAGCCATTTCCGCATCTGCACGCGGTCGGTGAATGTGTCCTGCGCATCGAAGATGGCGCCAAGGATTGCGAAATGCCGCCGGTGGAAGACCGGGCTTCGCGGGATCTTGAATTCGAAGGCCATGGTGTCGCCTGGCGCCATGCCTTCCAGCGCCTTGCGGAATCTCCCGTAGGCTCTCTTATCCGCTTCCGACAGGCCCTGCAGCTTGCCGGACCCGTCGCGCTCGAGGGTGATCTTCGCCATCTGGTGCTTACTCGGCGTGATGAGTCTTGGCGCTGCTATTGCGCCATGCATGGCGGGCCGCCTCGGGTCTTTCGGAGGGCGCCGGCTCGACGTCGGTCGGATCGTCCTCGCCCAGCGTGCCGGCCTTAGTGGCGCACCACCAGAAGACCACGCCAAACAAGGCGAGGCCGGCAACGAGGCAGATCCAGGCAATGGTGGTGGTCATGGTTACTACACCTTATGCGTTGTAAATCGGTTTTACAGCCTATGGGCTGTGCCAATCACCACGTCAGTTGCGTCGTGCTCAGTGGGAGAGGCCGAAGGGAGGCGGCGTCCAGGATCGTGAAATCGCGGCCACGAAATACCGCTCCCGTGTCGATGTAGAGCACGTTGCCAAGGCTGGTAAAGCGCTCGACTGGCGTGTGGCCGACGACAACGGCCCGAACACCTGCTATTGAGTCGTGCTCCATCGCTGTAATTCGCTCTCGGGACCACAGCGCGGCCTCGATAATCGCTTTGCGGAGCGCGTTGGACAGGTCCGGAGTAGCAAGGACTTCGATGAAGTCCTGCCAGGATGGGAACGGACATTCCGCGTGGACGATTCCCACCAGTCCTGCGGCTGTTTCGATGTCGATCGCAAATGGCAAAGCGCCAAACGCGTCCGCGATCTCCAGTTGTTTCGCTGGCGGATTGCTTACATTCCATCCGCCGCCGTTCTGCACGTAGTTCGTCGCGGACATGTTCCCTTTCGGCCAACGGATCGCCATGTCTTCATGGTTACCGCGAACTGCGTGGAACCACGGTTGGGCCAACCACTCGAGCGCGAGGTCTGATTCCGGGCCACGATCTACCAGGTCGCCGACGCTGAAAAGGCGGTCTGTCGCTGGTTCGAAGCCAATTGCGTGCAGGTGTGCTTGCAATCGGCTGAAACAGCCATGAATGTCGCCAACGATCAGGTCACGGCCGGCGGTGTTGATCTCAAAATGCTTGATCATTCAGAATGTCTCCGCTGCCCAGCCGCCGCCGTCCTTCTTGGCTTTGGCTTTCACGGCAAGGAAGGTAAGTGGGTACTGCTCGGCGGCCACCTTGATCTTCACGCGCGCGTCGTCTTGCCAGTAGCCCTTCACCTCATGGCATTCGAGCTGGCCGTCGGCGGCCATGACGGCGAAGTCCGGCGTGTAGAAGGTGTTGTCGGCCAGGCGCAGCTTCAGCCCTTCGAAACGAAACCAGAGCACCTCGCCGGCCGCGCGTAGCGATTCCAGGTGCGCGGCGTAGGCGGCCTCGGTCTTGTTCATGGCGCCGCTCTTGAGCCGGCCTAGCGCGCGCATGTTCCGCAGGCCGCTCATGATTCACCCCGCATCCGCCGCGCCGCGATGGCCGTGTCCATGACGATCTTCTGCTCGACGCCATCGATGCGGGCGATGATCTCCAGGCCGGTGAAGTTGCCGACCCATCCCAGCCAATTCACGGACTTGGGGTCCAGGCGGACATCCAAGCCCTTGCGCTTAAACTCGCGCGCCGCAGTGCGGATGATCCGGTCTGCGGTGTCAGGCTTGCGGCCATGGCCGACGAAGTGTTGCTGGAACGCCTGGCCCATGACGAAGCGGACGGTGGCGAAGCGTTTGCTGAATTGGTCGTGCGATGGCGTCATGCGGCCTCCGCTTTGATCTCGACGTAGCGCCCGGGGATCACGAAAGCGGGGCGCTGGTCCTCATCCTGCAGAACCTTGAAGCCGAGATTTCGCGCAATGTGTTCCTCCAGCCGAGCGCCGCGCGACAGTTCCCAGCCCGGCAGCAGGTAGATGGCGTCGCACGTCACAAGCTCGCGGATGTCTACGCGCATGCAGGTAATCCAGCCGGCCGCCGGATCGGCGTTAATCTCGGCAGGGTTGACGACGTCATGGCCTTCGGCGCGCAGCCGGGCGGCGGTAGCGTGGAAGAGGGGGAAGTTGAGGTCCGGAATCCCCGTCATCGGACCGGCGACGTAGATCCTCATGCGTACCTCAGGAAAGGTGCGCCCTCGGCCCGCTTCCAGTGCGAGAACAGGTATTCTTCGTAGCCCTTTATGTCGCCCCGGTGGCGATGGCGCTCGACTTCGCGCTCACTCAGGGTAGGGGCCCAGTACACGACAGCGCCCGCGATATCGCGCCCCTTGCGGATCAGGGCAGATTCGGCCGCGCGGTCGGCGATCTTCGCCAGCTTCTTGGGAGTCGATCCGAAGCGCTCAACCAGTTCGTCCAGGGTGATTTGCTGGCCGGCGTGCGCGATCAGCGCGTCGACGATTTCGATCTGGCGGACGCGTCTGGCCTTTTCGGCGACTGCTTCCCGCAACATAGGGGACGTCATGCGTGGCTCCTCTTGTTTTCAACTCTCATCACGTATTCCGGGTTCGCCTGACGGCGGTGCATCTCGCGGATAGCGGCTGACATCTGCGCTTGCGTGGCGATCTCGACCTGCTGGTCGTGCAGCTCGAGCGCGAGGGCAATCGCTGCGATGGCCGGACCGTCGAGCCCCCACTTGCCGGTGCGCTCCGCCCGGGCGCGGCACCGAACCACGGCTTCCTGACCCGCTATCGCCACAGCCAGGTATTCACGGCCCACACCCAGCTCCGTGAGCAGCATGGAAAGGTTCGTCGCGACGGCAAGATGCTCGACGTCGAACTCCGTTCCTTCGCCGCTGACCAGCGCGCGCATCGCCTGGTGAGCGACGAGCGACACGTCCTGTTGCTTGCCTCGCTCCATCGGCTGACGGGACGCGAGGGCATCCACCAGTGCGGACGGATTGATCGGCTTAGGCCGGTATGCTTTGCGCGGACGCTTGCTCTGTGCCATGACAACCTCAGCGGCGGCTGTTAGCCCACGTCAGCCGGGCTTCTTCTCGGTCGGCGGGGAGGCGCTCAAACTGCTTGCATTCGATCTCGCGGTCGAACGGGCGGAACTTGCCGGCCTGCTTGTCGTGCGCACAGTGGCCGTACCCGAGACGGGCCATTGCCGTATCGGTGTGGAGGTCGCAGTGTTGGCAGGTCAGGCAGATCGGCATTTGGAATGAGTGTGCAAAATGCTAACGCATGTGCATTGTAGTCAAAATGAAGCGGCGTGCGAGATTTTTTTGGCCTGCCGTTCGCTGTGACTGAGTTTCGGCAACTGCTCGCTCATTTGCGTAACGGTGAGCAGAGGGGCATTCGATCCGTGTCTCGAGACCTTGGTAGCAGCTTCCGGATTCCCGAGCAGCAGCGGCGCCTCGATCCGAAACCCTGCCTTGGAGTTTTGCGCCTCGGACATCCCGATCAGGTGTGGCGGGTAGTCGGGAACCTCGCTGCGCATGCGATAGCCGCGGTACCGGTTCACGAACTCGTTACGGACGAACGGCCATTCATCCTCCGTTTTCCTGCCCACTTCGATCCAGCCGCCCATCTCGGTCAGCACACGGTGAATCAGCGGGTCGTCGAAGACCACGGAGCGGTAGGTGCCGACGGTACGCACAGCGCGATCGACCTTGGCCCAAGCCACCAGAGCGGCGTCCTGTGTGGAGCCTTGGAGCATCTTCACGATGTCTGCGGGCTTCGGCATGAACTGCCCGGAATCGGGATTCACGGCGTGGCGGTTGAATGCTTCCGCGACGGCCGGGAAGTCAAAGGGTTGCATGGCCGCCCACCAGACCTTTCCGGCAAACGCGGAGAAGTCCTGGCGATAGAAGGCGTACACGTCCGACACCAGCGCGGTGAAGCGGCTTGCGTCTTGCGGGGTCATGGTGTGGCTCCTGCGATTTCTGCGGCGACACGCTCTGCCACCGCCCGGTTGCTGGCCTCTAGGGCCTCCTGCTTGTTCGGTGCCTTGCGCTCACCCTTCATGCGCTGGCATGCGGCCTTGAGGTACGAGACCGGGTCTGCCGGCCGCTCTACCACCGCCGCGCGCACGGCGTCCACCACGGTCTGGGAGTCGTAGTCCTTGACCAGCTTGCCGACGAAGCTGCCGCATTGCTCCTTGGGCAAGCCGGCCTGCGCCAGCAGAGACTTCCCCGCTGCCCAGAGCTCGTCCTTGGTCATCTGCTCGGCGGTCTTCTCCGGCGGCAGGCCGCCCGATCCGTTAGGATCGGAATAAGAGTCTCCCTGTCCCTGTCCCTCTCCCTGTCTCTTGGAGGTCGTTTCGCCGGTGACATCGGGGGGGTGTCTCTCACCGTCGCCGCGTGTGTCGCTAGGGACAAATAGTGCGTGTCCCTGGGGACAACCTTGGGACAACCATTCTTCGAACGACGGCTTTTCAACGTTTGCGCCGGGATGGCGGTCGTTGTGCTTCTTGATGCGGCCGCACTCGGTTCGCCATCTCTGCTCAAGCTTGGCCTGCCAGGCGTCGCGCGCCTTTTCCGCGACGACTGGGTGATAGAGGCGCCCGTCGCTGCATTCGACCCAACCACGCAGGGCGCCGGCACGTACCTGCTTCCAGGCTTTATCGATCTTGCCCCGAATGGCGTACTTGGCTTGGGTGGCGATCCACATCTCGTCGTTAGGAATCGAACCGGCTGGCACTTGATGCCAAGACGCCGCCCAGAGCAATACGGCCGCCCAGCAGGCTTCCGGCGTCTCGTTCGATGCCAGTTCCGAATCACGCAGGCGCGAGACGTCGAGGGGCATGAATGCGAAATCCTGCAATTCGCAGTCTGCGGGGGTGAGGGGGGCGGGTCTATCGGTCATCGGATCGCTCCGGAGCCGCCGTTCTGCCAATGCGTTTCTTCATGCGAAGTCCCTACTGCCCAAGAATGGGTCGGGCGGCGCGAGCCAGGGCGAGCCCGCGCGGCGGTGGCCACCGCCTGCCCGATTGATCGTGAAGTGCGAGAAAACGACGCATATGCATGTGCATGCGTCGCTGGGGCTGTTACGCCGCCTCGGTTTCTCGCAGCTCCGGCATCTGGTCGAGCAACTTGAATTCGGCGCTGGTACCCTTGGTGGCGGCTTCCATGCGCGTCGCCAGGTCTCTGCCCATGTTGCCGCGGCTGTGGGCGTTGCGCAGCGTGTTCATGCTGGTATCGGCTCGCTTGAGCACGGCAGCTCTCTCCGCCTTCCGCCGCTCTCTCTCGCCGGAGGTGATGTTGGAACCGTTGATACTCGTGGCTTCCAGCCATTCTCGGAGGTTCATGACGTGGTCCTTTCACGTGTCGTTGTGTGCTAACAGTTTAGCAGAGATAATGGGTTATCCAGACGAACACACATTGACACCGTTCGCGGGCGCCATACAATAGCGAAATGGACATCAAAACCATCCGCAAACTGAACGTGCGCCTACTTGAGCGCGAGATCGGCAGCCTGACGGCACTCGCGCGCAAGGTGGACACGTCTCAGTCGTACCTGTCCCAGTGTGTTGGGAACTCCGCTGTCCGCTCGATAGGGGATGAGATGGCCCGTCGCCTTGAGCACGCCATGGGGAAGCCCTATGGCTGGCTCGACGAGCCGCACACGGACGAAAGCGACATGATGCTCGCCCGGCTTATCTACGATAGGCTCCTCACCATCCCCCCGTCGAAGTTGCGCGCGATAGCCGAGATTCTCGATATCAAGCTGGACGAGGGGATGGCATGGAATGTAAAGGACGCAAACCAACCGCAATCAAAGGGACGGGTGATTACCCTCGAGGACGATGGAAACCAAAAGAAACGACAACGTGGTCAATAACGCCGAGGACGTAGCCGCCCTCGAGCAATTTATTCGGGATTACCGGGAAGGGAAGGTAAGCGGCGTCGTGCTGACTTACCAACTGGCCGACGGGGAGTCGCAGCATAAGGTGATGGGCGTCTATGCTGAGGACCTGGTCGCGGCCTCTAACCAAGTTCGGAGACTGGATCTGGCGCTGAATCGCCTTTTTCTTCGCCCAGCAAGCTAACGCATATGCAAAACGTTTGACCATGTGCGCCAAGTTTGCTAATATGCCGCTAGTTTAGCGACCTGTCGCTCAGAAGACTATGAAACTGCCCCACGAGAGCCCGCACTTGCCGGGCTCTTGGCGTTTCTAGCGGGGCGAGATGCCGGCCCCGGCTGCCGGACGATTCTACGCGCACTCCAAAAGCACGAAGCCCCACAAAGGTGTGGGGCTTCTTGTCTTTATCACTTCGATCTGGCGCGGGGCAGAGGCACCCCCGGGCTCCGTCAGACAGCGCGCGGCCCGTGCGCCAGGAAAACTTGGGGCCGCGCGCAAGCTCTTCTTTTCCTGCCCTCGCGCGCCGTCGGTCTTCTGGCGCATGCGGGTGAGAGTTGTTGATCGGTCATGAGGTGTTCTCCTTGTCGGGTGATTCGCTAGCTGTTTGCTAATGTGTATGCTGTTTGCGCGAACTATAGCGCAATGATTAGCAAAAGACAAACACCCATTTCAAATGTGGGCTTTACGCCGCACATGACAAGGGGCCTGAGGGGAAGGCGGAAGAGCGCCGGCCGGGCTGGGATAAGCGGGCGAATTACCGCCTACGGCTTGTCTGCCTTCCCCTGAGGGACACCACTTACCCGGATGCGAACAACTATGGGATCGAAGTCCTGCAAACACTGCGGTAGCGCTTTCGCCGGCAAGCGCGCAGCCCAATTCTGTTCGCATCCCTGTTCCACCGAATGGAAGCGAGCTGTTGGCGTAGCCGCCAGAAAGGCTGTGACCAGCAAGGAATGCTGCGTATGCAAGCAGACCAAGTCCATTTCCGAGTTTGCCGTGAAGAGCCGGGTCGATTCGCGATGGGCGAACGAGTGCAAGTCCTGCCATCGAGCGATGCGCAGGGCGAACTATGTGGCCAATCGGGAGCAAGGAATTCAGCAGGCCAAGGCCGCGACAGAGAAGCGAAAGGCTGCCTACAAAGCCTTGAAGTCCGGTTTGAGGTGCGAGCGATGCGGCTTCAGTCACCCCGCCGCACTGCATTTCCACCACACCCACCCGACAACGAAAGAGTTCGGGTTGGCGGCGGCAGTGCGACGAGGCTTTTCTGAGGCACGCATACAGGCAGAAATCGCTAAGTGTGTCGTGCTATGCGCAAACTGCCACGCAATCGAACACCACGGCGAGCAGTTTCCCGCGATCTAGCCGGTTCGATCCCGGCCGCCCGCTCCATTTGACTACGCCAGGCTGACTTCCAGGTGCTTACCCAGCGCGCGGAGTGCAGCCTCGATCGACTCGATCTTGGTGGCGTGGCCCATCTTCAGCAGCCGATCGACCTGGACCTGGTCGCAATCGAGCAAGCGCGCAAGATCGGCCTTGCGGACGTTCTGCGCAACCATCTCATTTGCGAGCAGGACCTTTGACGCGGTCAGAACCGGGAGCCGGACAACGGGCTGACCGCGTTTCGCTTTAGACGGCATCGGAATAGGGCGCTTCTCCGAGAAGTAGATTTCGAACGCCGCTTCGAGCGCGTCGAGACCTTCAGAGAGGGCCTCGGTTTCGTTTTCGCCAACGGATGTAGCCTCGGGCACGTCCGGGAACGTGACGAGGAGAGTGCCGTTTGTATCCGGCGTCAGAGTGACAGGGTAGGACAGCATAGGCGTGCCTCAGTAAGTTGGGATGTCCAATATCGAGCGAGAGATCCGGGAAGGCCCTTTCGGGCCCTCCCTTCACTTAAGTCCAAGGTCCTTCTTGATCTTCAGTTCCAGCCCCTTACCCATTTCTTTAGCACCGTGGTAGGGAAAGATGCTGGACCGACCGTTGAGGGTTACTCGGAAGTGGCTAGATCCGGCTTTGTGCGATTCGAACTTTGCACCTTGTCGTTCCAGCCACCGTTTGAACTCGCTGTATTTCATGGACCTCCCGTTGTTTGTTTCGATGAATGAATAGTACAACACGAATGTCGTATCAGCAAGAAGAAAATGAGACATTTGTGTTGTATTTCGACCGACACGTTTTTGCGGCGTAGCTCAACGGCAGAGCGATGGGCTCATAACCCATAGGTAGGCGGTTCAATTCCGTCGGCCGCAACCAGTCTCCTCCCGGGTGCGCTCGCGCGCCTTTCCCGCTTCGGCGGGTTTTCTATTTGAAGGTGCGGCTATGTGGGCTCCCGTGATGCTGTGGATGTGGTTCGGCGTCTGGTGTGTGCCCATGTGGCCGAACAATGATGGCTGAAGCGATGGACCTGCCCGAAGCACTTCGCATTGCGCGCGCCGTCCTGCTAGACACGCCCGGGATCGTCCTGAACCGCCACACGGGGCAAGCACACGCTCTGCCCGGGGCGTCCGATGACCTGTATGACCGGGTGGACGCGCATAACGCTCTGGTCCGGCACGCCGAGGCTATCGAAGCCTGTGGGAAATAAATAAGGAAGAATCATATGGCGCAGACTGAAAAGCCCGCGCCGGACTGGGAGCGCATCGAAGCTGATTACCGGGCCGGCTTGCTGTCGGTACGGGAGATCGCAGCCTCTCAGGGTATCTCCCACACCGCAATCCAGAAGCGCGCGAAGGCGGAAGGGTGGGAGCGGGACCTAGGCGCCAAGATCAAAGCGAAAGCGGAAGCGCTGGTTGCCAAACGCGAGGTTGCCAAAACGGTTGCCACGGAGGCGGCGGCAACCGAGCGGATCATCGTGGAGGCGAACGCCGAGGTAATTGCCGGCGTCCGCATGGCGCATCGGACCGACATCGCGCGGGCCCGGCGCCTGGCCATGTCTCTACTTGATGAGTTGGAGGTAGAGACCGGCAGCTTGGACCTGTTCACCGAACTCGGCGAACTTCTCCGCAGCGAGGACGACAAGGGCCAGGATAAGCGCAACGACGTGTACCGCAAGGTCATCTCCAGCGCCGGCCGCATCGACGGCATGAAGAAGCTGGCCGAGACCCTGAAGGTGCTGATCGGCCTTGAGCGCGAGGCGTACGGCATCGCCGAAAACGAACGGCCGCAATCCGACAACAAGACGGAACTGCTGAAGGAGATCGCGGCACACCTCCCTGACTGATGGCGCTATCCCTGCAAACGAAGCGTGAGCTCGACCGCTGGTACAAGCTGATCGACCACCCGGTGCAGACGGATCTAATCCGCGCCGTGGAGAACGGGGTGCGGTTCCCGGTCGTGCCGGCCGGTCGCCGCTCTGGCAAAACCGAGCGCGCCAAGCGGTTCGTTGCCAAAATGGCCATGAAGAACGCCGGCGAGATGTACTTCATTGCCGCGCCCACCCGGGATCAGGTCAAGAAGATCTACTGGGCGGACATGAAGCGCCTATGCCTGACCAGCATGTGCAGCAAGGCGCCTTCCGAGACCGAATTGACCATCTTCATGGACAACGGCACGCAGGTTCAGCTGATCGGCCTGGACCGGCCGGAGCGGATCGAAGGTGTGTTCTGGTCCGGTGGCGTGATCGACGAGATCGCGGACATCAAGGCTGAAGCGTGGGAAGCGAACATCCGCCCCGCGCTGGATACATTCAACCCGACCCGGCCGGGATACAAGGCGTGGTGCTGGCTCATCGGCGTGCCCGACGGTCTAAACCACTACTACGAGATGGCGCAGTACGCGGAGACTGCGAACGACCCGGATTGGAAGCTCTTCCACTGGAAAAGCTCGGAGATCCTGCCGGCCGAGACCATCGCCGCCGCCAAGCGGCAGATGTCGGCCAAGCAATACAAGCAGGAATACGAAGCGAGCTTCGAGACCGCCTCCGGGAGGATCTACGAGGACTACAGCAAGGACAACTACACCTCCGAGACGATCCAGCCGCATGAACAACTGCTCTGGTACCACGACTTCAACTTCACGCCGCTGAGTAGCGGGATTGGGGTGAGGCGTGGCGATGCGGTCTACTTGCTCGAGGAGATCATCCTGATCTCTGCGGTGGCGCGTCAGTCGGCGCTGGAGTTCATCGAGCGCTATAAGAATCACCAGAACCGCCACGTCATCATCTACGGCGATCCGGCGGGCCGCGCTGGCGAAAAGCACGGCCACGAATCGGACTACACCGAGATGGAGAAGTTGCTGCGTGAGCACGGCTGGCGATTCACACGTCGCGTGAAGCCTGCCGCGCCGGCGATCAAGGACCGGCAAAACGCTGTGCGGGCCAAGATCAAGAACGCCGCGGGCGAGGTCTCGCTGTTCGTGAACGCCAAGCAGGCGCCATACACCCACAAGGGCTTGGCCACGGTGCAGCTTAAGAAGGGCTCGACGTTCCTGGAAGAGGAAACCGAGTACCAGCACATCACGACGGCGATCGGCTACATGATCGACTTCGAATTCCCGATTGTGAAGCGTCAGACCACTGTTGCGCCCCTCTACGGATAAGCGAATCACATGTCCCAAAAAACGACCGTCCGCACACCATCAGCAGCGGTCGCCAAGATGGCTGCGGAGTGGGATGTCATCACCGCGCTGCTCGGTGGCACGTCGGCAATGCGCGCAGCCGGGCAGACCTACCTACCGCAGTGGCCGAACGAAGACCCGAATGCCTACGAAATTCGCAAGAGGACGGCGACGCTGTTCTCCGCATTCGCGCGCACTGTTGAGGTGCTGTCCGGCAAGCCGTTCTCGAAGCCATTGACCATCGAGGACGATACCCCGGAGCGCATCAAGGAGTGGAGCGAGGACATTGACCTGCAGGGCCGCAACCTGCACGCCTTCGCTGCCGACATCTGCAGTGAGGCGATGGCCTACGGCGCAGTTGGCATCCTGGTCGACTTCCCGCCCATCAGCAAGAGCGAGGTGCGCACGGTCGCTGATGAGAAGAAGGCCGGCGCGCGCCCGTATTTTGTTCAGATCAACTACCGGAACTTACTGGGGTGGAAGTCCGAGCGAATCGGCGGCGTCGAGACGCTCACCCAGTTGCGCTTGCTTGAGACAGCGGTCGAGCCAGACGGTGAGTTCCACGAGAAGGAAGTCGAGCAGGTCCGGGTGCTCTACCCGGGCCGTTGGGAGGTCTGGCAGGAGCGGTCGGTCACCGGCGGTGAGAAGGAATGGCAGAAGGTCGACGAGGGCGCCTCGACGATGCCGAAGATCACCTTCGTGCCGGTCTACGGTAAGCGCACGGGCTTCATGACCGCCACGCCGCCGCTGCTTGACCTGGCACACCTGAACGTCGAGCACTGGCAGTCGAAGAGCGATCAGCAGACCATTCTCCACATCGCGCGGGTGCCGATCCTGTTCGCCAGGATGCTCGGCGAAGCGAATATCGTCGTGGGCGGCTCGGCCGCAGTGAAGAGCGATAGCCCAGACGGCGACCTGAAGTACGTGGAGCACACCGGCGCCGCCATCGAGGCTGGCCGGCTCTCCCTGAGGGATCTCGAGGACATGATGCGCCAGATTGGCGCAGAACTGCTCGTCATCAAGCCGGGGAACACCAGCATCACTCAGACCGAGGCCGACAACGAGCCTGGTATGTGCACGCTGCAGCGAATCGCGCAGGGTTTGGAGAACTCGATCGACGAGGCCCTCCAGCTTATGGCCGATTGGGTCAAGGAGCCGACCGGCGGTCACGTCCAGGTCTTCCAAGACTATGGCGTCGATTCGCTGGCGGAGGCGTCTATGGAACTGCTGCGCGACATGAACGTCGATGGCACGTTCTCCGACGAATCGCTGTTCTATGAAGGCCAGCGCCGAGGTCTCATCCGCCCCGAACTGACGTGGGAAGACGAGAAGAAGCGCATTGCCATGAACGCACCCAAGCCGAACGCGCCGACCACGCCAGACAAAGACGCCGCTGGCTGACCTAAAAACACGCATTACCCGAGGCCGCAGCTAACCCCTGCGGCCTTTTCCAATCCCGATCGCGAAGCAGTAAGCAGAGCGTCGGCATCTGGGCAGGAAGCCCCAAACCATTTCGGACAGAAAGTTCACCCACCATGAAACTGAAACTCGACGATCAGGGCCACGTAGTTCTCTCCGATGGCAAGCCGGTCTACATCCATGACGATGGGCGAGAAATCGCCTTCGATGGCGCGCAAGCGTTCGGGAAGATCGGCCAGTTGACGGGCGAGAACACCGCTTACAAGCGGCGCTTCGAGGAGGCCGAAACCAAGCTGAAGACGTTCGAAGGAATCACGGACCCGGAAGCGGCCATTAAGGCGCTGAACACCGTGAAGAACCTGGACGACAAGAAGCTGGTGGATGCCGGCGAGGTCGACAAGATCAAGCAGGCGGCCATCGAGTCCGTCAAGTCTCAGTACGAGCCGTACGTCACGAAGTCGAAGGAACTCGAGCAGCAGCTCTACAGCGAGAAAATCGGCGGAGCCTTCGCTCGCTCGAAGTACATCGGCGAGAAGGTGGCGATCCCAGCGGATTTCGTGCAAGCCACGTTCGGCAAGCACTTCACGATCGAGGGCGGCAACATCGTCGCGAAGGACGCGAATGGCAATCAGCTGTTCAGTCCCACCCGCGCCGGCGAGCATGCCAACTTCGAGGAAGCGCTGTCCATCCTGGTTGAATCGCATCCGCAACGGGACAGCATCCTGAAGGGATCCGGCGCCTCCGGCGGCGGTGCCCACGGTGGCGGCGGTGGTGGTGGCAAACGCACGGTCTCCCGTGCGCAGTTCGACGCGCTCGAACCGGCCGAACAGGCCAAGACGGCGCGCGATCCCAACGTGACGATCACGGACTGATTCGTCCGCCAAGCAATCCCAGGCCGCCTAGAGCGGCCATTTTCTTTTGAGGGTCTATCCAAATGAAGAGCACTTTCTCGAAGCTGCGCGTGCTCGCGCTGGCAACGGTGGCGTTCGTCGTCGCCCTGTACCCGGTGGCCACCGTGGCGAAGGTCGCGGGACGCATGTTCGAACTGATGCAGGATGCGGTAACGCGCCCGGCTCAGTACGGCGTAGCCGCCGCCAACACGCTGACCGGCCTGATTCCGACCTTGTACGAGGCATTGGACATCGTCTCGCGCGAGATGGTCGGCATGATCCCCGCCGTGACGCGGAATTCGTCCGGCGAGCGAGCGGCGCTGAATGAAGCCATTCTCGTTCCGATCACCCCGGCGACCACGCTGGCCGACAACACGCCGGCCGTGACGGCGCCGAACACTGGCGACCAGTCGATCGGCAACGTGTCGATGACGATCTCGAAGTCGAAGCACGCCCCGATTCGCTGGAACGGCGAGGAGCAGCGCGGCATGCTGAATGCCGGCACCTACGGTGGCGTCCTTCGCAACCAGTTCGTGCAGGCGTTCCGCACGCTGACGAACCAAATCGACGTCGACCTGTTCACCACGGCTTACCAGAACGCCTCGCGCGCCTACGGCACCCCGGGCACCGCCCCGTTCGGCACCGCTGGCGACCTGAGCGATATCGCCCAGATGCGCAAGATCCTGGACGATAACGGCGCACCGCAATCGGATCTGCAGTTCGTCATGGGTTCGGCCGCGATGGCCAACCTGCGCGGCAAGCAGAATGTGCTGTTCAAGGTGAACGAGGCCGGCACGGACGCACTGCTGCGTGAAGGCATCATCGGCCGCCTGGAAGGCTTTGACCTGCGCAACAGCGCCGCGGTCACTGCCGTGACCAAGGGCACCGGCGCGTCGTACACCACGACCACGGCCGGATTCCCGGTCGGCACGACGCAGATCCCGCTGATCACCGGTACCGGCACCATCAACCCGGGCGACACGATCACGATCGCTGGCGATGCCAACAAGTATGTCGTGACCGCCGGTATCTCGGCGCCCGGAACCGTGACCATCGCGGCTCCTGGCCTGCTGGTTGCCGTGCCGGCGTCGGCAACCGCTGTGACCGTTGGCAACTCGGCTACGCCGAACCTCGGATTCAGCCGTAGCGCTGTGCAGCTGATCACCCGCTCGCCGCAAATGCCGATCGGCCCGGACGGCAAGGCCATGGATATGGCCGACGACGTGATCCAGGTCACGGATCCGAAGACCGGCATCGTGTTCGACGTCGCCGTGTACCGCCAGTTCATGCAACTGGTCTACCACGTGCGCCTGGCATGGGGCTACCAAGCCATCAAGTCGAACCACATCGCCGCGCTGCTGGGCTAAACGCCCGCTTGCGAGGGCGGCGCATGCCCGGCCGCCCTCGACCAGTGACCAATTGGAGACCCCATGCAACTCGAAACCGTGCGCATCGTCGCCCCCGAGTCGGAAGACAACGACCTGGGCTACATCGTGATCAACAAGTCCGACCTTACGGAAGCCCATGTGCTCTATGTCGAGGTGCCGGACGCCCCCAAGAAGCTCGGAATCGCAGACCTGCGCGCGGCGCTGACTGAAAAGGGCATCGAGATCCCCGAGGGCGCCAAGAAGGCGGACCTGCAAGAGCTGCTCGACGCCGCAAACCAAGGGTAATCCATGCTCACCGACGCGCAACTGACCGATGTACGCCGCTTCATGGGCTACCCGCTCGTCGGCACGACGATGCAGATCACGAACGATCAGGATGTCGTCTACGGGTACTTCGGGATGGTCGTCATGTCGCTGCACACGCGGCTGACGTCGTTGTCGGAGAGCGAGGAAGCGGTGCTGATTAACACCTACTTGACGAACCTGTACGCGCTGGAGAGCGCAATTCCGGCCGTTGGGGACAACCTCGACACCGCGCAGGCAGCGGTCTGGACGCACAACGCGCGTGAGCAGGCGGACAGGGAAAAACTGTTCGATTCCTGGCGCCGGCGCCTGTGCGGGTTCATTGGCTTCGCGCCAGGGCCGGATCTTGGCCCGGGCGGTATCAGCGTAGGTAGGGCGTGACATGGACGCAGCCAAACTGCAAGGCAAGCTTTACGCGGGCTACGCCAAGGCCGCCAAGCGGATCGGCTACGTCTACGACGTCTACCGGCCGGCTGGCGCGGCAGACCCGCTGACCGTCAAGGTGGCAAGCCTGAATGCGGCGTTTTCGGCCCAAGAATGGTCGTTCACACGGCCCGGCCTGCCCGAGAAACCGTACTGGTACTGCCTGGTCGATGGTCGGGAGACCCAGATCGGGGACTACCTCGTCCGCGGATCCAGCGTCTACTTCGTCGGCGGCATGCAGGACCAACTGCCGATCTTGACCATCGAATGCAACCGGCGGATCTGGGTGACGCGGCCGCCGGCCACTGACGCGGTCGGCAATGTTGGCTATTCCGGTCTCTGTGCTGGCGACGACGACTACGTCATCGGATCGCCGGGCGGCGCGGGCGGCTGGCCATGCGCGGAACTGTTTGGCGGCAAGACACGAACGCACGCCGAGTTGCCGGCATCCGGCGATGAGCACGGTTTCCGGATATGGCTGCCGGTCAGCGTGCCGATCGTTATCGCTTCCGGGGATATCGTGATCGATGACCTCGGTCGGCGCTTTAGCGTCGGCGGGGCCGAGCGCTCTGAGCAGATGTGGCGGCTCGATCTAACCGAGGTGCACGCGTAATGGCCGGCCTAGCTGATGTCTCCAATGCGCTGGTCGCGCTCATCGCTCAGATCATCTACCCGAGTGGGACCGGCCAGCCGTCCATCACCGGGAAGCCTGTCAAGGTCTACGGCGGATGGCCGACGACAACCGCCCTGATGGCTGACCTGAAGGACGGCAAGGCGCATGTCTCGGTGTTTCCGACCACGGAGAAGGTGGTCGACACGGCGGTTTCTGACTGGCGGGAGATGACGGCGCCGACCAACACGCTGACGCTCACCCTGGCGGGCCAGGCTGTGACGGTAGGGGGAGCGGTCAGCACGCCGCAGAACGCAGCACTAGTGGTGGACGGCAAAGGCTACGTGTACGGCGTACAGGCCGGGGACACGCTGACGACCATCGCCACGGCGCTTGCCGCGTTGGTGGCGGTTGACCAGCCGGCCACGTCCGCCGGTGCGGTCGTGACGATCCCGGGCGCAAAAGCCATCTCGCCGCGTGTCGGCGGGGCTGGCACGAGCCTACGGGAACTGCGCCGGCAAGAACGCTATTTCCAGATCACCGTTTGGGCGAACTGCTTTGACGCGCGCGAGCCGCTGGCCGATGCGCTCGACGCGGCGCTGTCCGGGACGTTCCATCTGGCGCTGCCTGACGGAATGTTGGCTGACCTTCGCTACAAGGCCAGCCACCAGGACGACAGCGGCCAGAAGGAAAGCGTCTACCGGCGCGACCTGATCTACGCCGTCGAGTTTTCGACGACGCAGACGCGCACGGATGCGCAGATCACAGTCACCGAGACCAACGTCAGCGCCGGCCCGTCTCTCGAAGCGCAGTTCCCGATCGCAACCATTGTGGAGTGAACCATGAAGCTGATTGTCACCACGCCGTTCGGCGGCCACCAGGTCGGGGACGAGATCACCGACGAAAAGGAAGTCGCTGCGGTGCTGGCCTGTGAACAGGCCGCCTACGTGACCAAGGTCGCGGCGGACCCGCCTCCGACGAAGAAGTAACCACTAGATCTGCCGCCTTCGGGCGGCTTTGTTCATTTTTGGCTGCCTCCGGGCGGCCTTTTTCGTTTCCGGAGGCGCAAATGCCGATTGTCCAGCAGGGCAGCATCAATACGACGGCCCTCATCGTTCCCGATCTCTACGTCCAGATCGTCCCGCCGCAGGTGACTCTGCTCAATGGCGTGCCGACCAACATCCTGGGCGTTGTGGGTACGGCCCAGTGGGGCCCGACCAACTCGCCGACCATCATCGGCGACATGGCTGCCTACGCGCGCACGTTCGGCTCGGTCATGAACCGCAAGTACGACATGGGCACGGCCGTCGCCGCTGCCGTGATCAACGGGGCGAACAACTTCCGTTGCGTGCGCGTCTCCGACGGTACCGACGTCGCCGCCACGGCCGCTGTGCAGACGAACTGCCTGACCCTGACCGGCAAGTACACCGGCACGCTGGGCAACACGATCGTCGTGTCGCTCGCCTCTGGCTCCGCCGCCGGCACTTGGAAGGTAACCGTCGCCGCCCCGACACTGGCCCCCGAGGTCTTCGACAACATCGGTGCAGGTCTGACGGCGAATCCCCTGTGGGTGGCCATCGCCGCCGCGATCAACAACGGCAACAGCATCCAGCGCGGGGCGTCCCAGATCATCACGGCGACGGCCGGCGCTGGCGTAGCCGCTCCGACCGCCGCCAGCTTCACGCTCACCGGCGGTACCGATGGCGCTGCGACCATCACCGGCACCGTACTGGTCGGCCAGGACACCGTGCCGCGCAAGGGCATGTACGCGCTGCGCAATCAAGGTGTCTCGATCGCCATGCTGGCGGACTGCGACGACACCACGACGTTCACGACGCAGTCGGCTTTCGGCCTGTCCGAGGGCATCTACATGATCGGCACCGGCCCGGCCGGCGACACGATCGCCAATGCGGTGACCGTGAAGGCGACGGCCGGTATCGACACCTACGCGTTCAAGTGGATGTTCGGCGACTGGGTGTTGTTCTTGGACGAGGCTAATGGCGTTAAGCGGCTCATTTCGCCGCAGGGCTTCGTGGCGGGCCTCCTGGCCAACCTCTCTCCCGAGCAAAGCAGCCTCAACAAGCGGCTTTTTGGCGTGATTGGCACCCAGAAGTCGTCCGCCAACCAGACGTACAGCTCGGCCGAACTGCAGGCACTGGCCCAGGCAGGGTACGACGTCATCACGAACCCGGTGCCGGGTGGCAACTACTTCGGCTGCCGGATCGGTCACAACACGAGCTCCAACTCGCTGACCTACGGGGACAACTACACCCGGATGACCAACTACATCGCCAGCACGATCAATGCGGGCATGGGCAAGTACGTCGGCGAGTTGCAGTCGGTCTCCAAGCGGCAGCAGGCGTCGGCAACGCTTTCGAGCTTCCTATCCTCGATGGAGCAGCAAGGGATGATCGGCGCCGTCAATGGCGGCCCGGCGTTCTCGGTGCAGATCGACGCCGCTAACAACCCGATCAACCGCGTCGCGCTCGGCTACATGCAGGCCGACGTGAAGGTGATCTACCTGTCGGTGATCGAGAAGTTCCTGGTCAACGTCGAGGGCTCGCAGGCCACGGTCGTGCGGTCGTCGACCACCGCGCAGTAACCAACGAGACGCCCGGCATAGCGCCGGGCCCACGTCTTTCAGGAGAAATCCATGCCACAAAATGGCTATTCCGTCGGGCGCGACGTCACGCTGGTACTGCAAACGTCCACCGGCCCGCTGTCGATTCCAAAGATCACCAACTTCACCCGCAAGCAAGACGCCACGGTCGAGCGGGTGAAGCGGATCGACGGCATTACCGAAACGCTGCGCTTCTTTGATGGCTGGTCGGGCTCGCTCCAGGCAAAGCGCAATGGCCCCGAAATCGACCGCTACTTCGGCACCCTCGAAGACAACTACTACTCCGGCCTGACCGAGGTTCCGGCGCAGATCTTCGAGACGGTCCAGGAACCCAACGGGGCGATCTCCCAGTTCCGATACGACGGCGTGATGCTGACGCTCGAGAACGCCGGCGACGTGGTCGGCGATGCGTCGATCGCGCTCTCCCTCAGCTTTACCGCGACCCGCCGTCGCGTCGTTTCCTAAAGGCTATGACCAAAGTCACCATTACCGAATCCGGCACGACGGCTTCCGCCCTGATCATCGCAGCCGCAAACGCCACCTTCGAGGAGAAGGACGCGCGGGGGCGGACGCTGACCATGAAGAAGCCGGCGCTGCTGTCGCAGTTCCGGCTGACCGAGGCCATGGGCCCGGAAGCTGCCGAAAACGGCGCCTACCGCGCGATGTGTATGCCGCTGATGTGGCTGACGGCAATCGACGGCGAGCCGGTCAATCTGCCGACGACGAAGCTGGAGATTGAAGCGATGATCCAGCGCCTGGACGAGGACGGCTTCACGGCCCTCCAGACCGGCATCTACAAGTACAACGAGGCGGCAGCCAAGGCTTCGATCGAATCGGCAAAAAACTAGCGCAGGCTGCGGAGTTCCGCCGCGCGCTCTGGCTGGTGAAGAACAACGTCCCTTTCGACGTCGCCTTCGCCATGCCGGAGCACATGCGCTTCGCCGCCGCGGTAGTCATGAGCGAGCACGAGGGAGCCGAGTTCGACTGGAACACCCTCGCATTCAAGGATCCACCGAGGCCATGAAGAACTTCCGCAGCCTGAGCGATTTTGCCAATCACCTGACCAAGTTGGCCGCCGCCGCCCCAGCCGTCACGCACCACATGACCGAGCAGGGCGCCGCGGAGATCGAGAAGATTGCCAAAGCGGAGATCGGCCACTACCAGCCGGCAGTCGGTCCCTTTGCGAAATGGGACCCGCTGACGGATGAGACCGAGAAAGAGAAGAGCCGGCTTGGCTACAAGCTGAATGCGCCTCTGGAGCGGACCGGCGAGATGCGAAGAAGCATCAGCCGGACCGTGTCGGGAAACGAAGCGGTGGTCGGGTCAACCGACGAAAAGATGCTCTGGCACGAGCTGGGGCAGGGCAACAACCCGCCACGTGCGGTGCTAGGCCCAGCGGCTATCCGGGGCGCCGAGAACATGAAGGCGCGGTTTGCCTTGGGCGTCGCCGCCTGGCTGGCTGGCCGGAACTGGCGCGCGCGCGGGCTCAAATAGGGCGGAAAGCGCCCCGGCGCCGAGCGACCCGAACACCCAGATCGCCGCCAACGTCCAGAAAACGCGGCGCACGCGCCGGTCCAGCCTGATCTTGTCGGTTTCCTCGACATCTTGGGCTGGCAGCGGCGGCGGGTACTGGACGGACGAAATGTGGTCCGCCATCCACTCATGGACTCGGTATTTCAGGGTTCGCATGGGGTCGAAATTGGCTCCGGAATGACAAGTATAGGTCACCATGTTCGACGCATATAAGATCGGCGCCACTCTGGTCCTGCACGACATGATCGGACCGGCCCTGCTGAAGCTGGCCGCTGAGTTTCGCAAGGTGGATGTCCTAGCGGCCAACGTCAACCGGCATCTGTCGGCCATCGAGAAGCACGCCGTGGGCATCCGCAGCGTCTCGCGCGCGAATGCGACGCTGGCGACGAATATGGGGAAGGCCAATCTGGAGGCCGCCCAACTCGCACGGAACATCAACGCCGTCCACGCGGCCAGCGTTGCGGCCTCGCGCTCGGCGGCTATGGGCGCCATGGGCGCTGGCCTCGGCGGACGTGGTCCCGGCGGTGGCCGGCCGGGGCTGCCTCCGCCCGGGGACTTCGTGCCGTTGCCCATGCGCCCGCGCTATCCCGGGCGGGCCTCCGCCGGGGGCGGCGGCTTCGGCGGCCATGGCGGCAACGTCCATGTCGGCCCGGGCGGATTCGGCGTCGGCGCTATCGGCATGGGCATTCCTGGCGGGATGTTGGCCCCGGTAGCTGGCGGCATGGCCGGCGTCTACGTCACCAAGCAGCTTTATGACTCTGCCAAGGAATATCAGCTCGCCGAGACGCGCTTCAAAACCCTGAACCTGGGCGACGCGGTCAACAAGGACGCGGACAAGTTCGCGCGCGGGACGAAGGTCTTCGGCGCCTCGAGCGCCGCCCTGATGGAAACGCTGCGCGAGTCAGTCGGCATGTTCGGCTCCCTGGACGTCGCCAAACAGGTTGCTCCGACAATCGCCGCACTTAATGCGGCGAATAGCGGCCTATTCGGGGGCAAGATTGGGGCGATTGATGAGGGCGCGGCGCGCTCCGTCATGCGCTTCAATGACATGCGGGGGCTGACCAACAACAAGGAAGACTTCCTGCGCGGCCTGGATCTTGCCCAGCGGATGGTGACTGGGTCAGGCGGCGCCATCGACTTTGGCGACCTCGAGCAGTTCGCCAAGACCGGCGGCGCGGCGTTCAAGGGCCTGAGCGATCAGGGCATCATGAACATGGCCACCCTCATGCAGGAGCAGGGCGGCGCGCGCACCGGTACGGCTGTGATGTCGTTGTACCAAAACCTGATTGCCGGCCGCACGCCGAAGAAGACCATGGCGGCGCTCGCGGATGCCGGGCTGGCCGACCTCACCGAGGTTCGTAGCGGCAGCGTGGGTGGGAAGCAGATCAAGTCGACGGCGCTGAAGAACATCGTCGACGAGAAGATGCTGCGCGAGGATCCGGCGGGCTGGCTGATGAAGTACGGCGCCGCGGCCGCTGCCAAGTCTGGTGCCAAGTCGGACTCCGAGATCATCGCCTTCATGAACAACCTGGTGTCCAATCGCCAGGGTTCGAACATGGCGGCGAACTTCACCACCCAGCAGATGCAGGCACTTCGCGATGCGAGCCTGGTGAAGAACGCTAAGGGGGTCCAAGGGACGATCGACGCGTTCAAGGGTACGGCACCGGGCGCGGAGGCTGACTTCATCGCGGCTTGGGAATCCCTCAAGACGGAGATGGGGCGCGGCGTCCTGCCGACGGTTACAAATATCCTGAACGCTGGCACCGAGTTCTTCCGCACCGTGAACGATTGGGGGCAGAAGAATGCGCCAATGCTGCAAAACATGCAGTCGGCTGGCGCGCCTTTCAATCCGTTTGCCAACTACGGGCTCGGGAATGGCGGTCCTATTGGATGGCTCTATCGCAGCGCCAAGGCTTACATCACAGGCCCCAGTACGGACGATCAGAACGACCGCCGTCTCGCTCGCGCCAACCCGGTGAGCGGGTCACAGGGGACTACGGTCCAGGTGAACTCCAGCATCAAGCTCGACAGCCGTGTGATTGCCGAAGTGACGTCGTTCCACCAGCAACGCGAGCTATCGCGGCCGCAGACCGGGCCATCCACCTTCGACTCCGGCATGGCGCTTCGGCCACCGGCACTGAGATAAGACATGGCTGACGTTGTCCTGAAACTCGGGGATTTCACCTTCCAAAGGAACGAAATCCCCGAGTCGATCGCCTTTGGCGGCGAGCAGGCCCTTGTGGTCCATCGGCTGGTCGGCGGGACGAAGGTGGTGGACGCCATGGGCGACTTCACGGGCCCCATCTCTTGGACGGGCTGGATTGAGGGCCCGGACGCCTTGGCGCGCGCGCGGCAACTCACTGCCATGCGCGCCGCCGGCGCTGCGATGGTGCTGTCCTGGTCGGAGTTGCAGTTCGCGGTGGTCATCCGCGAGTTCGACCCGGACTTCCACCGCTTCTACAAGATCCCGTATCGGATCGTCTGTGAGGTGGTCGAGGACCTGACGCTTTCCACCGCCGGTGCAGGTGAAGCGAGCATCGACGACTTGATCAACGGCGACATGAGCGCCGCGACGGGGCTATCTGACCTGATTGGCGACGGAACGCTGTCGAGTCTGGTAGCGACCGCCAATACCGCCGTTTCGGCCGTTTCGAGCTTCGCCAACGCGGCGCAATCGACCCTGAACAGCGTCCTACAGCCTATTGCGGCGGTCCGGACTGAGGTGCAGACCCTGATCGCCTCCGCAAACAACACGCTGATCAACATCACGACGCTCGGCGGCATCGTGCCGAACAACCCGATCGCCGCGCAGGTTCAGCGACTCGGCAACCAGTTGGCGGCCGCCCAGCAAATCCCGCTGTTGGTCCAGCTTGATCGGACGGTCGGGCGCGTCCAGTTGAATGTGGGCTCGATTTACTCGAGCGCAAAGCAGTTGACGACCGCCGGCGGCAACCTCATGGACATGGCAGCCAAGGAATACGGCGATGCCATGGCCTGGACGGGGCTTGCAAAGGCAAATCCCCAGCTTGGCGGAGACCCGCAAGTGCAGGGCATCCAGACCATCACCATCCCGCCGTCGAAAGACAACGTCGGAGGCATTCTGAACTCATGACCAGCCTGAACAGCCTTCCCGCACTGCCCGTGGCGCGCTCGCCGCGCGCAATCGTGAAGGTGGCCGGGGTCATTGTGCCGGCTTGGACCGGATGGTCGGTGGACAACAACACTTTCTACCAGGCGGACACGTTCCGGGTTCAATTCGCGGCCAACGCGCTGCCGGCCGAGACGGACGCCGCGTGGTTTTCTGATCAGTCAGAGGCGTTCGTCGAGATCTTCGCAGGCTTCCCGGCCGATCCGATGAACTTCAGCGAGACGGACCTCACAAGCCTGATCTACGGGCGGGTCGACGACATCGACTATGACCCCGTGTCCACCACGATCACTCTGACGGGCCGTGACCTGACGGCGGCATTTATCGACGCGAAGACCTCGATCCAGTACCAGAACCTGACCTCTTCGCAGATCGCCACGAAGTTGGCCGAGGCGCACGGGCTGACGCCGGTGGTTACGGCCACGAAGACCCGGGCTGGGAACATCTACGCCTACGACCACGTCAGGCAGATGGACCAGCGCAGTGAATGGGACCTGATCTCCTTCCTTGCGGACGAGGAAGGGTTCCTTGCCTACGTGAAGGGAAGGGAACTGCATTTCGAACCCCGGCCGGAAGGCGATGGCGATCCATACGAGATCCGCTGGGAAGTGGACGAGCAGGGGTTGCCGGCCGCGAACGTCGAAGACCTCGTTCTGTCGCGCAGCTTGACGGTGGCAAAGGGCGTCACCGTGGTCGTGCGGTCCTGGAACGCCAAGCAGGCCAAGGGATTCACGGCCTACTACCCGAGCAAGGGCAAGACCACGCAGCCTGGCAAAGCATCGCCGTTCGGCAACCAGCAGATCTACACGATTGTCCGGGGCGGGCTGACCCAAGACCAAGCGACCCAGTTGGCACAGCGCACGCACCGCGAGATCACCCAGCACGAAATGAAGCTGCGCGCGCGGCTGCCGGCCGACGACCTGCTGACCACGACCACGAAGCTTCGCCTGTCCGGCACGAACACGAAGTTCGATCAGGACTACTACGTTGATGCGATCACTCGGTCCATGAGCCTCTCGGAAGGCTATGCGATGACGGTGTCGGCCAAGAACCACAACCCTGAAACGGTGCCTTCCCCATGATGAACGGCGTACGGAACCAGATGCGCGCAGCCGCGCAACTTGCCCAAGGCGGCGCCGAGCAAACCAAGATCGGCATCGTGACGAGCTATGACCCGGGCTTAGCCGCGGCTCGTGTGCGCCTCCAGCCCGAAGACCCGGACAACCCGGATACGACCCTGACGGGTTGGCTGCCGGTGGCCTCCGGATGGGTCGGGGACGGCTGGGGCATCGACGCCCCGGTCAGCCCGGGCGATCAGGTAGAGGTGAAGTACGTTGGGGCGGAGATCGAGAATGGCTACATCGCCGGGCGCTTCTTCAGCGACAGCGTGCGGCCGACCGGCGCGAAGTCGGGAGAGTTCTTCCTGACGCACAAGTCCGGCTCCAAGCTGCATTTCCACAACGACGGCACGGTGACGCTCGTTTCGGCTGGCACGCTGACCAGCCAAGCGCCGCAGTGGAACCACACCGGCCCGGTAGTCATCGACGGCACTCTCCAGGTAGTAGACACGATCACCGGGCAGGGCGGCTTGGATGTGTCTGGCGACGCCGGCGCAGGAAAGTCGCTGTCCATTACGGGCGACACGAATTTCACCGGTTCTGTGACGGCCAACGGCAAGCACATCGACCATACGCACGTCCATAGCAACGGCAACGGCGGCGCAAACACCGGAGCCCCGGTCTCATGACGCAGCAACTTCTGAATGACCTCACCCAGTGGGTGGGTGACGACCTTGCTGCCTCCGCTACCGGCGACCTCGGCACGGCGAGTGCCGACACTCGGACCAATCAGCGGATCGTCCGCCGGCTGGTGACGCCCAAGGGCAGCTACATCTTTCACCCTGATGATTACGGCGCCGGCCTGCCGGCCATGCTCGGCGACACCGTCGATATCCCAGCGATCACCGGCGAGATCCGCTCACAGATCCGGATGGAGGAGGGAGTGGCGCAGTCGCCGGAGCCGAGGATCACGGTCCAGCCGATCCAAGACGGCGTCAGCGTCGGCATCGCCTACACCAGCTCGGTCACGCGCCGGCCCGTATCCCTGCAGTTCAACGTGAATAAGTGACATGGCCCTTCAGACGCAAGACTTCGTAACGCTGGTCCGGAACCAGGTCACGGCCATCCAAGGCTATGCCAGCGTCCTGGTCGACCTGACCATCGGCTCGATCCTGCGGGCGATTGTCGAGGCCAATGCCGCCGTCGCGATCTGGCTACAGAGCCTGATTGTCCAGGTACTGGCGATCACCCGGGCGGCGACGTCGAGCGGCGCTGATCTTGACTCCTGGGTGGCAGATTTCGGCGTCGCCCGCCTGCCTGCGACCTTCGCTACCGGCCAAGTCACGTTCTCCCGGTTCACGTCGACGCAGCAGGCCGTCGTGCCAGTCGGTTCGACCGTTCAGACAGGCGACGGCAGCCAGCAGTACGCCGTCGTAGCTGATGCCACGAACCCGGCATACAACGGGACGCTCGGCGGCTACGTGATGGGAGTGGGCACCGCTAGCGTAACTGTGCCTGTTGTTGCGGTAGTGGCAGGCGCCGCCGGCAACGCTATCGCCGGCGCAGTTTCAGTCATCGCCGGCGCCATCGCTGGCGTCGACACGGTCACCAACGCGGCCGGTTTCGTCAACGGCGCCGATGCCGAGTCGGATGCTGCGCTTCGGACGCGATTCATCGCCTACGTTCGCAGTCTGTCGAAAGCAACGAAGGACGCTATCCGCTACGCCGTGACGTCCCTGAAACAGGGCGTGACATGCTCCCTCGTGGAGAACGAAACCTACGGCGGAGCGATCCAGATGGGTTACTTCTACGTCGTGGTCGACGATGGAACTGGCGCGCCGACCGGTACATTTCTCTCCACCGTGGCAAATGCTGTTGATGCGGTGCGCCCCTTCTGCAGCAGCTTCGGCGTGTTTGGCCCGGTGCTGGTCAATGCTGCCGTGTCTATGACGGTGACGGTGGGCGCTGGGTACGATGTAGCGGCGACCAAGACGCTGGTCTCGGACGCGCTCAAGACCTACATCAACTCGCTGGGCCGAGATCCCACTACTCAGGTCATGACGCTGCCATACAGCCGGCTTGCGCAGGTCGCGTATGACGCCTCACCTGGCGTGACGAACGTCACCAGCGTGACGCTCAACGGCGGGACGGCCGACCTGACTGCCACGGCGAAGCAGGTTATCAAATGGTCCTCGGTGACGGTGCTCTAAATGGCGACAGGCGATCAAGCTGATATCTACCGCCGACTGCGGGGCTATCTCCCGCCATGGTTCGGCGATGAGGCGAACACGCCTAATCTAAACGGGCTGCTGAACGGTCTTGCGTACGCGGCTGCATACGTCTACGGGCTGATCAGCTACACAAAGTTGCAGACCCGCATCAAGACCGCCACGGATGGGTGGCTCGACATGATCGCGGCGGACTTCTTTGGGGACGCGCTGCTGCGAGCGGCGAACCAGTCAGATGAGTCGTTCCGCGCGCGGATTCTGATCAACATCTTCCGGGAGCGGGCGACCCGCGCCGGGCTGATCAGGATTCTTCAGGACTTGACCGGTCGGACGCCGATTGTCGTCGAGCCGACGCGCCCGATGGACACTGGATCATATGGCGGTCCCCTCATCGGTTACGGCGTGGCCGGCGCGTACGGATCGTTGCTGCTGCCGTTCCAAGCGTTCGTCACCGCGTTCCGGCCCACGGGCAGCGGAATTCCTCTTATCGCCGGCTACGGTATCTCGACGGGCGGCTATAGCCAACCTTCGCGCGCCTCTTACGCCTCGCTCTCGATGATCCAAGGGGCGGTAACGGATGCCGACATTTACGCGGCAGTCGACAGCGTGAAGCCGGTTGCCACCATTGTGTGGACGCGGATCAGCAGCTAAGCAACCGAACAACATCACTTCCAATGGCGCCTCCGGGCGCCATTCTCATTTGGAGCGAAGATGGATCGCCAGATCGTCTATCCCGGGCAAATTCCGCTCGAAACAGACCTGCTCAACTCGAACAAGTTTGCGATGGTCGCCGTGGCCAAGTTGGCCGCCGCTATGTTCGGCACCTCGACGATCGTCAACGGGCTTGCCTGCGTGCCGACCGGACCGGCCTCGCTACAGGTGGTCGTGAATCCCGGGGAGCTGTACAGCCTGGCGGCCACCGATGCCACGGCATACTCGTCGCTGTCGGCCGATGCCCACAACATCCTGAAGCAGGGCATTTCGCTCGACGCCGTGACGCTGAACTGTCCGGCGCCGGCGACCGGCGGCCAGAGCATCAATTACCTGATCCAGGCTGCCTACCAGGATTCGGACACCGGTCTGGTGACGTTGCCGTATTACAACGCCAGCAACCCGTCGCAAGCCTACTCGGGCCCGAACAACACCGGCGTCCAGCAAGCCACCGCGCGCAAGGGCATCGTGGTCATCTCGGCCAAGGCCGGTACCGCGGCGCCCACCGGCTCCCAGACCACACCGGCTCCGGATGTCGGCTACACCGGCCTTTGGGTCGTGACGGTTGCCAATGGCCAGACGACCATCACGTCGGCCAACATCGTCCAAGCCACGAACGCCCCGATCCTGCCAAACGATCTCGTGCATGCCATGCAGCAATCCGGCACGATCGTCGGCGTGGATACGGGCGTGGCAAACGCCTATGCCGTCAGCTACAACCCTGCGATCACCGCGCTGACCGATGGCATGGTCCTGTGGTTCAAGGTGAAGACTGCGAACACCACCGCCAGCACGCTCAACGTCAACGGCTTGGGCGCATCTCCCTTGGTCGGCGCCTATCACCAGCCGCTGCAAGGCGGCGAATTGGTTGTTAACGGCCGCGCTCTGGTTGTCTGGCGGGCCGATATCAGTTCGTGGGTGCTGCTATTTTGCACTGGCGGACCCCAGCAGGTAGCCCCGGCGACCGCGACTTACCATGCTGTAAATCACTCGCAGGTGATCGGTGTGGGTCAGACGTTGCAGGACGTGACCGCGTCGCGCGCGATCGGAACGACTTACACCAACGCGACGGGCAAGCCAATCTTCGTCGAGGTGCTGGTGCTGATCGGCTCGAACCAGGGCGCCAACTTTGCGAAGGGTGGAGTCAATATCCAGAACTTCGGCAACGGCAGCGCTACCACACAGGCATATTCCATGTCATCCATTGTGCTGCCTGGCACGACCTACGCAGTAACCGTGACGGCTGGCGTTACGCTTGGCCGCTGGTGTGAAACCCGCGCATAGTAAGGAAAACAACCATGCAATATTTCCGAGACACCGTAACCGGCGGCCTGTATGCGTTTGAGGACAACGTGAGCGCAATCCCTGCCGAGGGCGGCGGTTTGACGTTCATCGTGGACGGCGAAGCGCTGCCGGGGCCGTATCCCGCCACGCTGGAACCGACCGACGACATCACGCCGCCTCCGTATGTACCGACCGCGGCGGAGAACGCTGCGATGCGGGATACGCTCGTGCGGTCCGCTACGGACAAGATCGCCCCGCTGCAGGACATGGTCGAGTTCGAAATGGCCTCCGACGCCGACGTAGCGCTGCTGAAAGTGTGGAAGCTGTACCGCATCAATCTCAGCCGGCTTGATCTGCACGTAGTGCCCGTAGACTGGCCAGAGATGCCTTCATAGAAATACGGCCCCGCGGAATAGCTTTGCGAGGGCACGCTACAATGTCGCCAAAATCAACACAAAGCACAGAAGGTAGACGAGTGATCTCTACAATACATGCATTGCGCGGCTTGGCGGCTCTTGCGGTTCTTCTCGCCCACTCGAATTACGCGTTCTTTGGGTTCGTGTGTTCGCAATTCCAAGGGGTCCGCATTTTCTTCGTAATCAGCGGCTTCATCGTTGCTTATATCACCGAGGACGGAACCGATAACTTCCTGTACCGTCGCGCGGTCAGAATCCTGCCGGTCTATTGGCTGCTGACCATTTTCGCCGTTGTCTGGTACTCCCTCAGTCAGTTCGCTTGGCTGGAGGTTTTGATCTCGAATCCAACACAGGCGTTCTCGCAGCTTGAGTCGTTGTTGAACACACCCCACGTACTGACTACAGTGTTTCGCAGCATGGTCTTGATGCCATATACGGATGCATACAGCGGTCAGTACACCGTGTTTCTGCATGTGGGATGGACTCTGGCGATCGAATGTCTGTATTACCTCCTGTTTGCCATCTTTGCGATGGCGGGGCGGACGCCAGCGATGCTCGCGGTATCGGCATTCTTTATTGGATGCAACGCGCTGCGGATGTTCTCTGACTTGGGCGGAGTGTTGGCTTTCTACGGAAAAATCGAGTCGCTTTACATCGTCTTCGGCTTCGTGGTCTATTGGCTTTGGAACAAGGTCAGACATGCTGTCTTTTCGGGTCAGACGGTTGGCCGCGTCAAGGTGTTGGCCACCATCGTCGGAACGACGCTTCTCGTGTCGAATTCGATCTCGCCGTACCTGCAAGGAGTCGCATTTACGGTTGCTAGCTTCATTGAGTTTTTTCTGCCGCCGCTGGTCGTACTTTGCGCGCTCCTCTTGCACACATCGGGTGTGCGGCTCCGTTCGCCGATCCTTCGCTTTCTTGGGGATATTTCATACTCGCTATACCTGGTTCACATGATCGTGTTGACGACGTTTGAACGGTATGGATCGGCCTATCCGATCTTGAGATTCAAGGAATCTCTGTTGGGGCTTGCATTGGCGACTGCTACTTCCTGTTTGATCGCGTGGCTGCTTCACATCGGCTTTGAGCAGCCTGTTATTAGAGCCGGTAAGAGATTCATCAGGACGACGCGCGCTCCTTTGCAGGGTGCGCATGGGTAATGTGTCTTGGCTTGCGCCATTGAGCAGGAGCCTTCCCAACGTCTGATCCATTGCTGTAGGCGTTTTACGCCTACACTCATCGCGCTGTAGACGCTTTATATGCCCGCCTCGAGCGGGCTTTTTCATTTGTGAGGCTTCCATGACCATCGGCATGTCCCCCGCACTGCGCAATGCGCGCCTTGACGCCATCACGACCGCGGCCGGCGCGAATGCGAAGCTTCGGCTCTATAGCGGAACGCGCCCCGCTACCGGAGGCACGGCGACAACACTTCTCGCAGAGCTGACGTGCGGCGCGACCTTGGCGCCGGCCGCATCCGGTGGCGTGCTCACTCTGAACGCGATCACGTCAGATTCGTCGGCCGATGCGAGCGGCACGGCCACATGGGCCAGGCTCGTCAAGTCGGACAACACGTTCGTCATGGACATGGACGTCGGCACCAGCGGGGCAGACCTCAACATGAATTCCAATGTGATTTCGGCTGGCGCGGCAGTTGCAATCACTGGCGCGACCCTGACCGAAGCGAACGCATAAACATCTGAAGGGGCGGCCGTGACGACTGTAGTCCTCACATCGGGAACCTCGTGGACCGTCCCGCCTGACTTCGGCACTCTCGATAAGGTCGAGACCACCGGTGGCAGCGGTGGCGGCGACTCCCAAGGGAATAACAACGGCGCGGGCGGCGGCGGTGGGGCATATTCGGCCATCACCTCACTCAGCCTCACGATCGGCCAGGTCGTGCAATACAGCATCGGCGGTGCTGGCGCGGCGGGTGGGCCAACCGCCACCGCGACGGCTGGAGGCGACACCTGGTTCAACGGAACGACCCTTGCGGGGTCTTCCTGCGGAGCCAAGGGTGGGGGCCCTGCATCGTCGAATACCGCCGGAACCGGCGGCGCTGCGGCCGGTGGGGTCGGGACTACCAAGTACTCCGGTGGGAATGGCGGAACTGGCACCGGCGGCCGCGGTGGCGGAGGTGGCGGAGCGGGCAGTGCGTCCGGCGATGGTTCGGCTGGCTCAAATGCAGCCGGCACTACAGGCGGCGCCGGCGGAGCGAGCGGATCAACGGCCGGCGGAGCTGGTGGTACTGCCTCGACCAACGGCCAGGTCGGGGCATCCGATCCAAACGGCGGATCGGGCGGTGGCGGAGGGGGCGGTACTGGCTTTGCCAACGGAGGCTCGGGCGGCTTCCCTGGCGGTGGCGGTGGAGGGATGGGGGGAGGCACCGCGGCGAATGTCGCAGGCGCGGGGGCTGGTGGCCAGATCCGAATCACCTACACGCCGCTGTCCTCTGGGAATACCGGAACGATCAACGCCACGCTGGGCGTGTCAGTAGGTTCGTTCGCCGGTTCGCAGACATTCAGCGGCGGGATCGCGCGCACGCTCAGCGGCGCCACTGCCTCGGTGGCTGGCGTCCAGTCTGTCGCCGGGGGTGTGGCTGCGGCGCTAGGTGGCGTTTCGGCGGCGATGTCCGGCAGCCAGACATTCACCGGTGCATTGGCGGCGGCGCTCGCGCCGGCTACGGCTTCCATCACTGGAACGGCTGCCGGTTCCGGCGTGTCCGGCAGCATCGCGGCGGCGCTCGGGGCTGTCTCCGCAGCGGTCGCCGGACAGCAAACGGTTGGCGGCACCATCGCCCGCGCTTTGGGCGCCGTCACCCCCTCAATATCGGCATCGCAGACATTCTCGGGGGCCGTGTCCACGACCGCCAGCGGGGCAGTGGCCGCCATCGTCGGAACTCAGATGTTCAGCGGCCAACTGAACTGTGCGATCCAGCCCCCCGTCATGCATGCGAGCGGAGTAGTTGCCGGAGGCGACCCGGCGGACGTTACGGCGCCGCCGGTGCAGCGTGTGCTGACGGTGCTGTCGGAAATCCGCGCATTCGTCGTGGCCGCCGAGACAAGGGCTGTCGCAGTTCCTGACGAGCCTCGCCTCATCGGCGTGGGTCGCGAAACGAGGACTTTGGAGATACCAGCATGACGACATTTCCACCGAAGGACCCTGGCGCCGTCCTCGACTATGGCGTGGATTGGTCGGCGTGGCTTGCGGAAGGGGAGAGCATCACCGGCACCCCAGTCGTGACAGCCGATGGCCTCACCGTCAACCCGCCGGGAAAGAGCACGGTAGTTGCTGACGGCGTGGTCACGTTCTGGCTCGGCGGTGGCGTCAAGCGCAGCCTCTGCGCCGTCACATGCTCGATCACCACAAGTCAGGGGCGAACCGATCAAAGGTCCTTCTCGGTGCCAGTCGACAAGCGATAGGGAGGGGTCCCCTTCGCTCCATAGCCACCTTCGGGTGGCCTTTTTTTTGAGTGCTCGTTTACGGGCTTCTAGTTCCGGGGAAATTAATGATCGAGGCCGACATGGCAAATGAAGCAGTGAAGCTCGCGCCGGCAGCGCCTGTAACCGTGATGACGTTCATGGGCTACAGCGTCCAGGACTGGGCCAGTTGGCTGACGGCCTTCTATGCGCTGCTGCTGATCGGGAATTTCTTCTGGAAGGCGCTCCGGCCGTGGTTTAGCAAACGCCTGGGCGAGGAGGAGTCCGATGCTTAAGCAACGGATCGCAGTGGCCGCGCTGACGATGTCGGCGGCCGGCTTAGCCACGTGGCAGGCGTCGGAGGGCTATACCGAACGAGCCGTCATCCCCACGAAGGGCGACGTGCCAACCATCGGGCACGGCTCGACCAGGTACGAGGACGGGCGACCGGTTCGGATGGGGGACGCGATCACTCCGCCTCGCGCTCGGGCACTCGCTCGCAATCTGATGCAGCAGGACTGCAAGAGGATGGCCGGTACTCTAGCCGACGTGAAGCTGTATCAGGAAGAGTACGACGTGTACTGCAACTTCGTCGGGCAGTTCGGTATCGGTAACTGGCGGAGTTCGTCCATGCGCACGAGGCTGCTCGCAGGAGACTACGCTGGCGCCTGCGATGCGCTACTGCTCTACAAGTACTCGGCCGGGTACGACTGCTCGACACCCAGTAACAAGCGCTGCGCGGGCGTTTGGACCCGCCAGCTCGAGCGCAACCGCAAATGCCTGGAGGCCCAATGACGGGATTTGTCCAAATTTCGAAGGTGCTTGCAACCGCAGAGCCCGGCAGTCTCTGGTTCGAATGCCCGGGCTGTGGGATGGCGCACCGGATCATGCATGGTGCGGGAGAAGGTCCGCGATGGGGATGGAACGGTGACGTGGATAAGCCGTCGTTCACTCCATCTATTTTGGCCCGCTACCCCTGGGGAAATCCGCAGGTAGACCGTGTGTGCCATTCGTTCGTGACGGATGGACATATTCAATTCTTGGGCGACTGCACCCATGCGCTGGCAGGGCAGACCGTCCCGATTCCTGAATGGGATACCCAATGAGATACGGAAGCCGGAAGTTCCTGACCGCTCTACTGGTCATCGCGTCGGCTGACGCAATGCTGCTCGTCGGATCGATCGATGCGGCCGTCTGGGGCGCGACGGTGGGCAGCGTCGTTGCGGCCTATATCGTGGGGAACGTCGCCCAGAAGGCAGTGACGAAGTGATCGCAACCGCTCGATTCTGGCTTGCGCTGCTCGTGATCTCGCTGCTGGCGTATGGCGGCGGCCGCTGGCAGCAATCGCGCGCCGACGCGGCCGAGTATGACGCCGAGCGGACAAGGGCGGCGCTTTCTGCCGCTGTCGACCAGATGACGGCCGTGGATCGCGCGCGCGCCGAGGAACAACGCCGCACCGCAGCACAAACGGAGATCGCCAATGTTGCCAAGAAGGAATCCGACACGGCGCGCGCTGATGCCCGCGCTGCTGGTGACGCTGCTGACCGGTTGCGGCAACGTATCGACCAGCTACTTGCCGCCGCCCGAGCCGCCAAAGATCCCGCAACTGCCGGCGGTAGCCAGAGTCAGCCGAGTGGAGATCCCCTTGATGTGCTCGTCGACGTGCTCGGCCGGTCTGACAAAACTTCGGGAATCTTGGCTGACTACGCCGACCAACTCAAAGCAGCCGGTTTGGCCTGCGAGCGTTCCTATGACGCGCTGACACTTGGGCAGCCATGATGTCTATACATTCACGGTAGGAACGGGAGCTTGGGCGCCGAACTCCTTCCCGGTCCCCGTGGTCACCTTGACAGACACTTGCTCTATCTGCTGGTAGAGCGTTTCGGCAAGGCTATGATGGAAAGTCTGCGAGGTGCGTGGCTGCATGATGAATGGCACAAATGCCCCATTTGGAATCACAAGTGCGCCCGGCCTCACGACCCTGATGGAAGTAATTTCCACGGGGAACACGCTAAGATTGCGGATAGTGTAACTGCCTCTGGAGACTTTTACCGAGACCCTTTCCTTCCGGTCCTTATGCGCCGTGTGCCAGTTGTAAGCGCTAATACCGGTTCCGACGGCGCCAAGAATTAGGCCCCCAACTGCAACCCAGTCTGCCATGTTTCCCCCATCAACAATTGCATAGCACAGCAGTCTACCGCCTGAACCGTTGCGCCGGTACCGCCCCGGGCCGCTTCACCTTGAACCAGTCCGCCGAGCGCTTGCCGTCCTGGTATGGCGAGCCGAGTCGCTTGCCAACCACCCCCTCCAGCTCGATCTGAAGGGCGGTGCGATATAGCCAGCCGCCGTCGTCGGTGCCGGTTACGTGCAACACACGGTCTGAGTGCGTGCGCAGCATCTGCGCCAGCGTCGCCTTCCTCTTTTCCAGCGCCGTCGCGCGCAGATCCTTTCCCTTGGCGACCAAAACGTCGAACACACAGTAGACGACGAGGTCCGCGCCTTCATACCAGCACTTGCGCCGCGCCCGCGCGTGCAGGCGGTTGAAATCACTCCGCCCCAACTCGTCCAAGACGCAAACCTCACCATCTAACACGCTTCCGGCTGGCATGTCCGCAAGGGACGCCACCACCTCGGGAAACCATCGGCTGGCATCAATGCCGCCGCGGCTCTTCAGTCGAGCGGCTGATCCGGTGCTGGCCAATACGCGGTACCCATCGAACTTGATCTCGTAGAGCCAGCCGGCTTCGCGCGGAACTGCCTTGCGCTCGGTCAGCAGCATTGGGAGTAAGGTCTCGAGCCCGGGAGCCGCCGAAGCGCGCGGCAT